ATGCGTAGTGCCATTGACCAAGCAGTTCAAAACCCTAACACAGCGAGTATATTACAGCAAAGAGTGGGCGACATAGCGAGAAGAGTTGCTTAAAATTAACACTGAAAGAAATAATATATAAACCAACTAAGAAATATTGGTTGATGATAACTGATACAAAACAATTAGCAGTATATGTCCTTCGATGGTTGGACAGACATGGGTTAGGTGACACTGACCTAAGAGAAGTAGTGGACTTAATGGGTAACTATAGTTACTCTTCACTTGAGCGAGCAATAGAGAGGGTTGAGCAATACATGAATGTATTTCCTATATCGAATGATGGATTAGAGGCATGGCGAAGCAAATCGAAGAAGGTGATGGAGAATGAGTGACACAAACGAACCGACAGAAATTGATATGATATTACATTATACAAGGGCGCACTCACCCGATGAGTGGCGTAAGTTGAGTAAGTCGTTGATTGAACTTAGCGATGATGACAGATATTTGATTGAATACGCACCGACACTACGAGCAGAAGTCAAGCGGTTGCGTGAAGAACTTAGCAAGGCTGAACAAAAGATAGACAAATACTCCGGTGCTTTGGACATGGCACTTGAACACTTAGGTTATGCAGGTGCAGACCACGAAGATTATTGTAGAGAAGGGTGGGGTTGTAATGTCTATGGTGATGATTTGGAGGATGAAGAAGAATGATTGACACAGACAAATACGAAGGACATACACCCGCACCGTGGAATTACAACAGTGAGGAAGGGCGAGAAATATGGAAGTGCCTTTACAATGGAGAGAGTTTTACTGACCCTTCCACTTATGGCAAGAAAGGCTACGAAGAAGTGCCGATTGCTACCATGACACCATTACCGGAGGGTGAAGATTTCTCCGATGAAGAGTTCACGACAATGATGGCGAACAAAATGCTGATGGCAGACGCACCAAAACTTCTAGCAGAAGTCAAGCGGTTGCGTGAAGGAATTGGTAAAGTTGCTGACAACATGGCAAAACTCATTGAAGCATATTCTTCTCACCTCGCTGATGAAGAAGTAGCGGATTGGATAGATGGTTTCATGAAAGATATGTTGGAGATGATTGAATGATTGACACAGACAAATACGCAGAACTAACGATTGACGATTGGCATAACCTAAAGGCTCACCAATGGGAAGAAGTTATGCACTCTTACTGTAATATTGTTAGAGTAAATGAGTCACTACGCTTTGAACTTGATGGTAAGCATGAAGATGGACTAAAGTGGATAGAGAAGTGCGAAGAATTAGATGCAGAAGTCAAGCGGTTGCGTGAAGAAAATAAGAAACTGGAGGATGCTATAAACCGTTGTGGTTTTAATGATGTAGAATATTCATGTTTAGATATTTTGGAGGGCGAGGAAGAATGATTGACACAGACAAATACGAAGAAACAGACCATCCCGAACTTGTAGAGTTTGAGGGTGAAACACTTGGAGATACACTGACGAACTTGATTACAGAAGTCAAGCGGTTGCGTGAAACCATCAAGGCTTACTTAGATTTAGACATGGATTCATTGGAGTTCTGTCGGATAATGAGAGAAATGGGAGTGATTGAATGATTGACACAGACAAATACGAAGAAATGACATGGGAAACGCCATCCGATGAATTAGAGGATGCAGTAGAGAACCTGCTCGCAGAAGTCAAGCGGTTGCGTGAAGAGAATCATATCTTGCGAATGGCTGATTGGGAATATGAAAGAGTATGGGATTGGCTCATGGAGAATGCCGACTATACTTGTAGGAAGTTACTACTTCTCATAGAAGAATGGAAAGAAGAAGATGGCTTAGTCACGATTGATGGTATGACATACAAGAAGGAGATGATTGAATGATTGACACAGACAAATATGAAGGACATACTAAAGGTGATAATGAAGTTGGTTGGAGAATAACCAACAACTTCGTGTCAAATGGTAAATGCCCTAATGACAGATACATCGCTTATGTTCAAGCATTCAGCGTAGTTGATTTTGACCTTGAGGACAAGGTCATTGAGTTTTCCGATGCTGATGCAAACTTGATAGCAGACGCACCATTACTCCTTGAAGAAGTCAAGCGGTTGCGTGACTTGATAGAGCAAGTAGTTGATGTGTGGGAAAATTGTAATCACGAAGATAGAAATGATTGGTTCAATAACTTCTGTGAGGTGATGAAAGAATGACAATGAGCGACCACCAAGACAGCGAATCATTCATGGGCGTTAGGGATGAGAAAGTTATCCTTGCTATGCTCGATAGAGCCGAGCGCAAACAGAACATGCACTTCACAAGGATGCAGATAGGTAAGAAGAAAGAGCGTATCTATCACATGAGAAATTACAAGGCACTTGAGGGCGTAGTCAAAGCCCTTAGATGGACACTAGGTGACAAGTACATAGACCATCCATTAGAATAAAATTGACACTGAAAGAAATGATATATAAACCAAATAAGAAATGAGAGATGAGAAATATGCAATATAGTAAACATAGAGATGCGAACACATGGCACGAATTAGGACTGATGGGTGATACCCTTTCATACACTGACGAAGAAGTACTGACAAGTCAAGCGTTAGGGTATGTGAAACATACGGTAGGCAAGGCTAACCCAATGGACATAGCGGTACTGTACAGTATCGTTAGTATGGGCGAGAATGTAGAGGTCACGGCTAAAGATTTAGTCAATGACCATACAAGACTCGCCTCATTGTTTGAGTCGGGGAGAATTGTAAGAGGTGTATTAGACAGAAAGAAAGTTGTGTGTGATGGTGTTCACATAAAGCGTGAGTCCAATGAATACGGTAGACAAAGAAGAGTAGGGTATATTAATTCCATAATAGGTGTATTAGACAGACATGAAATTGACTATCGTGATTACTTAGATGTAATATGCGGATGGGAAGTTGAAGGGGGATACAGTAGTATCTCAAGTGAATCACAAAAAAGTAGAAAGAAAGAGTTTGAAACTTTCTGTCGTAATTCAGTTGAATATAATTGGCCGAGTTATTACTTTACTACATCTAAAGGAACTTCAAAGATTAAATCAAAATATGGAGAAATTTCATGGTATGGTTTGTGTACAAGAGACAAGGAAAGTATGTGTACGATTCATGGCGGGGAAGCCAAAAGAAATGCTTGGGTCATGATGCCGGATTTACAAATCTTATCACCATCCAACATACCTGTAGGGTGGACAAGTGATTACTTACAAAAAAGGCTAGTGTTAGATGGCTCAATTGAATACAACAAAATGTTTACTCGCACTTACACTAAACACGCTGACGACAAGACGGTAATTAAACAAATCAACAAGGCTGTCAATCGTATGAAGAAGCGTGGTGTAGTGTGTCAAACAACAGAAGGTAGAGGTCGTAAGTTCAAGTGGTATGACAGTGTGTGGCGAAAAGTTCAAGATAAAAGAACAAAAATCATGGCATCTAATTCTAAGAAGCGTAAGTTAGGTGATGAAGTAAACGGTTGGGTGTATTCAAAGGGTCATGTGCAAAAATCATTCGGTATGGAAATCGTGTCTTATGTTTGGAAACCGATAGAAAAGTTACATACCTATGACATTATTGGGTACAATGTTAGATTCTTAAATGAACAGGATGCTATTGATTATTGTTCCGCAGTAAATAATGCCATGCGACCAAACAATCTTCAAGTATGTGTAGATAGAAAAATCAAGAATGGAGAATTACAGTTTGTTACTCCTACCATTAGGTACAAGACTAACAATGTGACCACTGAATTAAATCTACACCCTAATGTTGAAGTTGAATCAATGTCTACTCCACAACAATGTTTAGTGAACTTACAAACTAAAGGTGACATGTGGTTTGAAATGCACAAAGATAAATTTACAACAATGCCGTTTGGTTATAGGGAGGATAAACTAAACCGTACAAAGGAAGTGACTGGATGAATAAAAATTGTAGATTATCAATGCCGTTATGCCCTTATTGTTCATTAGAACAAATGAAGTTGAACTATACAGACGGTACAAGATATGCTTGTGAAGATTTTTATTACCATTTACCTTTAGAGGACATAAAAACACTGATGGGTGATTAAGATGAGCAAGACAGTTATACGCAACAGGATTACTAAGTTACTAAAAGTAAAACCTAATTTATACACAGGACAAATCTACGATATAGTACACGGTAATGTCAAGATACCGGAGATAGACTTCAAACCCCTACGAGTAGGTGTAACGAGGAATGAGTTAAGCACAGTGCTTGGTCGTTATTATCGTAAAGTTAGGTACGACAATAAGCACAAGCAAAGCAGATGGGCGTTAAGAGAGGCGGTGAAGAAAGAATGACATGGTGTAGTAATATGAACAACGAATGGATAAACAAGCAGAAAGAAATCAAGTTGAAAATAAAGAAGCAAAGGATATTGGAGTTAGAAGAAAAAGCAAAGAGAATTTTCCTTGAACATACAGATTGGGATTATGTTCTCGATATGCTTGACGATGATGAAAAGAAAGAGTATGCTAAATTGTATAAAGACTTATTTGAGGCGGTGAAGAAAGATGAAAAATAAATTAAGAGATAAAATAAAACAAGATATGATAGACTTGCAGAACAGGTTGGACAAACTAAACTTTTGGGAAGAGTCCGGCTACGCAGATAAACCATGTGTAGAGCATGAGTGGACATTGGTTCACCATCAAGCGTTGGCTACACCTACCGTTGCAGACAATGAAATGGAATTGAGATACTTGTGTAAAGTGTGTGGGCTTTCAACAAAGAGGGTATTCAAAATAGATAATGAAACGCTGTTCGATGAATGGGCGGAGTATCGTGAAGGAGGCGAGGAAGAATGATACACAGCGATGATTACATTGAGGGAGTAAAGAAAGGAATACTCATGGGTTATTGCTTAGGGTGTTCCCACGCCTATCCGTTAGTAGATATGAACAAGCAAGGCTTGTGTAAAGAATGTGAAGGAGGCGAGGAAGAATGAGTTGGATTCCCCTCTTTTCTCTCTTTCGCCCTCGTGGTATCGTCATAGATGACTACGAAGGACATAGCACACATTGGAAGGCTCATTTCTTTGAGGATGGCTCGGTAGCAGTAGGTGGAATATGTAAATTGTTTACCGAAGAAGTAGGACAAAGAACAAGGAAGAAAATTGAAGCAGATGCTTTACTGATACAAGACGCACCAAAACTTCTTGCTGAAATCAAACGGTTGCGTGAAGCGATTACTGATATTGCTAACAATATGGAGGCGGCTGATGGGTATTACATGAGTGATTACATTGAGGACTTACACAGAAGTATTACAAATGGGAAGGTGATTGAATGAAGAAAGAATGTAATCATGAGTGGACATTTAGCGTGCCATACAGACCAAGTGACAGTGATGGTATAGTCCATGTGTTTGTTGAGGCTTACTGTAAAATCTGCGAAGAACATAGAACCACTGACTATTCTTGGGATATAGATGAATACCACGATTTAGCCGAAAAAGGTCACTATGAAGTGTATGAATGCGATTGGTGCGGAACAGAAATGCAAGGTGAGGGTCACTTTAGAGAAGAGATAGATGATGACGATATTCACATCTGTTCAAAGGAATGCTACGAAATGATGTATGGAGGCGAGGAAGAATGAGAATGACATTAAATGAATTGATGTGGATTTGGATTTGTGAACAAATAATTAAGGAGAGAGACAAATGAACCAATCAATCAAAGTAAGTAATGGCTCACTTACTATGTGTGGCCTTAATGACTTCCGTGATACACTACAACCGAACCACACGATAGTTACACTGTGTCGCTACCCACCTAGATACATAGACTCGGACAAGCATGAGCGACACCACTATTACTTTAGGGCTAAAAATAGTACACCGGAGATATGGGCGCATGCCGTAGACTTGGTGATTGACTTACTCGACACAGGTAAGGATGTACTCTTGCACTGTGTACACGGTAGGGATAGGACAGGCGGAGTAGCGTATGTTGTACTACGCTTACTTGCCAACCTTAACGACAAAGAAGTAAGAGCGAAGATGGCTGAACTAAGACCATCTATGGCTATACCGTGGAAAGACATACTACCGAAGAACAAAGAGTTGTACGACAGTATTGCGAGGGAATTAATACACAATATGATTCACGAAAACAAAAATAAAAACAAGACTGAAAGAAATGATATATAAACCAACTAAGAAAAGAGAGATGAAAAGGAGAGATAAAAAATGCACAATATAGCACAAACACAAACAGGAGAATGGATGACAGCATGGGCGGGGGCAACTCCGTGGCACAAGTTAGGAACACAAGCAGATGGATTGATGACCACGCATGATGCGTTAATCAAGGCCAACTTGAATTGGGTGGTTACCAAAGAGCCATTGTACTATGAGGACAATGATGAGATGGATGTACTGCCCGGTACATACGGTGTGTTCCGTACTGAAAGCGGCAAGAAGATTCCATTGACAAAGAACGGACAAACAGTTGGCAAGGTATGGAAAGCACTACAGAATGTAGAAGCGTTTTCATTCCTTGACGAATTGACAGGTGACCACAAGCCGAAGGTTGAGGTATGTGGTGCGCTAGGCGAAGGACAGACAGTTTGGATACTAGCGAGGCTACCTACAAGTATCGTGTTCGATAATGTAGATACAGTCCACAAGTATCTGTTGATAAGCAACACACACGATGGCACAGGCTCGGTAAGAATACTACCGACACCTATCCGTGTGGTATGTTTCAATACTTTGTCAATGGCGTTAGGTCGAGGTAAAGGTCAAGGGTATGCAATCCGTCACTCCGGTAAGATGCACGAGAGAATGGAAGAAGCAAAGAAAGCACTACAGGCTGTAGAAGAGGACTTCACACAATGGGCTAATGATGTAGAGCGTATGTTGAATACGAAAATTAATCTTGAAACTACGCAAGAATACTTCATTGATGTCATGGACTTGAAGCGTGATGAAGATGGTGAACTTGCGACAAGAGGTAAGAACATTATTGCTTCCACCAACAAACTACTACTGTCACCTACTAACAACATCGGTAACATGAGTGGCACAGTATGGGCGGCTTACAATGCAATCACAGAAGCGATTGACCACAGCCTCACTCAACTGCGTAATGGTGAGACAAGTATCAAGCGCACACAGTCAGCCATGTTCGGCCCACTTGCACGAAGAAAGGTTATTGCATGGAACAAAGCGATGGAGTTGTTAGCGTGAAATTAACACTGAAAGAACTTAACGAGATTGTGACTGATGCACAGATGGAAGCGGAAGAAATCATGCGTAACAAGATAGTGAAGTATATCAACAAAGGTTACACGACTAACGGGATACTGTTCATGCTTGGTCAGTTCAATCTTGTTACAGGTCGCAAACATGAGAGTGAGGTTGAGATAGATGGCTACAAGGATGGTGAAACTATCCAAGTTATGAAAATGTCCGAGGCAACATCTAAGGTATTACATTCAATACAATCGGAGGATGAAGAATGAGTAAAAGAATAGAATATGTAGCACGATATGGATATAGTGAAGATGGGGCAAATGTAGACCCATGTAAAAACAAACGGCATGCGGATAAACTAATCCAAGATGCTTTGCGGCAAATAGAGATTGACCCTACAGTAGAGTCTACACCACATGGTTTCTTGTTAAGTATTTGGCGTTTACACATTGAATCCGGTATAGATGAATTTTATTGGGAAAACCCGCTACTTGATTACAACGAAGATGGAGAAAGCGTAATCATGTACAACGGTAAGGAGTTAGGATTAATAGAGGAAGATGGTGACTATGTGGATAGCGACCAATAAGGGATGGTTGAGTATCGTAAAGCACAGGGATAAGGAACATACATTATTGGTGCGAGCGAGAAATAAAAATCACATTGAAAGTATTTTTCCAAATGCAGAAGTGTATGAAGATGCAAATGCAGACTACCCATACAGGGCAGACATAGACAACTATGTTGTAGGCACTGTCATCGGTGACCTGCTGATGGGTATAAACTATGACAACTTCAAAGCGAGTGTAAATGATTACCATTACCACTTTGCATTGGTAGGGGTATGGCAAGAGATGTATGACTACGGTAAAAAATACAGACCGGAATAAATAATATATAAACCAAATAAGAAATGAGGATTGAGAAACATGAAAAAAACATATACAGTAAGAGTCACCTATACAGGTGAGATAGAGGCAGAAAATGAAGAAGAACTAGAAGAGAAGTTGTGGGTAGTGCATACATTATTTGGCGCACCATACGAGGACTACTTGTTCGAGGCAGAAGAGGTAGACATACAGGAGGAATAGATATGGGATATAGACAAATGAAAAATTTAGCCTGTTATGTTGCTGTCAATCTCTATGATTGGGATAAGCAAGACATAGAAAGTATGGTAGAACAAGTAGGTTGTATTGAAACCGTAGTTGATTTCCTTACCGCCTATGAACACAGATTCGGCCTTGATTTGAAAGATAAAATCGAATGGGCTTTGTTAGCGGAGGAATAGATAATGAAAAGTGCAGAAATACAAGCAGATATAGAAAGACTAGAAGAAAAAGCATACCAAGCCGAACAACTTGAACAGTTGCACGGATTGGCTACTCAAGCAAAAGAAATTATTTATGATGTTTTAGATAAAATGAGCGATTTAGAACAACTTGGTTTTGGGTGGAATAGTACGCTAGAAAGTATCATTAACACTATAGTTATAGATGTAGAATCTAAGTTGGAGGCTTTGTAATGAACATATTTGTATTAGATGAAAACCCTGTTACTGCGGCTAAGTACATGGATGATGTTAGATTACCTAAGATGTGCGTAGAGTCAGCACAGATGATGGCATCAGCCCTGCGTAGGCATGGTGCTACTGATGAGCAGATGCCACTTACCAAAGCAGGTAAACCATACAAGGGAGGATACAAACATCACCCTTGCACAGTATGGGCGGGTGACAGTCGTGCTAACTTTCAGTGGTTGGCTCGCCATGCTCAAGCACTACTAACTGAATACTCAAATCGTTTTGATAAAGTGCATGCTTGTAGCGCACCTATCCACATTATGTCTTGTATAGACTACATCATTCCCGAAGGTGGATTGACACAGTTTGCATTGGCTATGCCCGATGAATACAGACCCGAACCAATTAACGGTGAGATTGTATACCATGCTTATCCTAAATTTGCAGTACAAGCCTACAGGTCTTACTACAAGTCTAAGCAATACAGTAAAGGTGGGGTGCGGTATGTGCGTACTGATGTTCCTAGTTGGTGGGAGGTGACGGCGTGAGTGAATACAAAGTGACAGACGGCTACGAAGATTGCGAGGTATGTTCCAAGACCTGTTGTATCAAAGATGAGCCACTACATGATGTTCAAGCAGGGCGTATTTGTAGTGAGTGTCATTACCTAAATGAATATGGCGTGGAGGTGACGGCGTGAGTAAGTTAATAGCATTAAAGGGAATGAAAAGTGCCTATGAACTATCATTGAAGGAAATGAAGAAAGCACTTGATGATTTACAACTTAGATACGATATAATTCAAGAGCATTTAGAAAATATTGAAGAAGCGATAGAATATGAAGAGGTGACGGCATGAAGGTATTTCATTTATCTTTGCTAATGTGTAAAATGAATTTGTGTAATGGTGTACATGCTCTTGATGAAACAATACCCTGTCCTCACTGTGCGGAGGTGACGGCGTGAAGAAATATAAGAATAAACATACTAATGTAATTGTAACTTTGAAAGGCGATAAGATGGTTAGCGGTAGCAAAGTCTACATGCTAGAGAAAGAGAATGGTGACATAGACAATTGGAGTGAAGAATTGTTTTTACTCCATTGGGAGGCGATACCGTGAAGCGATTTCCTAAATCAAAAGCAAAGATACAAGCGTTGAACATTTGCATTATGCAATACACATGTATTGAGGGAAACGAAAGAGATTGGTTCAAATCATATAACAATGGTATGGATACTTTCGGTAGACCTATTATTTGCACAGCAGAAGATATTGATTGGGCTATGGACTACCTATGGGAACGATGTCAAAAGGTGGAGGTGACGGCGTGACTGATGAGTGTCCGGGTTGCTTAGACATCGAGGGTGAGTATGATGACATGTGCCACGAATGCAAGATAGAGATAGATGGAATAATCGCTGATAGATATTTGATAGCGAGAGGTAGATTATGATGGAAGAGGAAATAGTAACTACAGATGTAGATGACGATATGAGAAACTATGAGATAAAGTTAGACGGTGAGTTCCATACCGTAGTAATGGAAATATCCATTTGGGATTATGGAATCAACTGTCCGACATGTGGAAAAAATAACAATAAAAATAAAATGTATTTGTTAAGTAACGGGCAGTATCTTTACAAAGGGGTGTGCTGTGGCATGTTCGGACTGTGTGAGGTCAAAGGTGAGGACAATGAATTGGCAACCAACAACTGAAATGATAACTTGGGGAAATGAACATTTGGCGGCTATACCCGTTGATGGTGTATGGTCACCGGAGGGTAGCGGAGTACAATATAGAAAGATGGGTGAGAAAACTTTTGCACTTATGTTTATGTACAACCATCCCGAATGTGAAGTCCACCATGAAAGATATAGAGAACTGATGTCAGCCTGTGGGTATGAGGTTCAAGAAGGGGATGGAGTTCAAAAGATTACTCCACCACTCGACCCTATGGAAAGAATGCAACAAGAGTTTGAGATGAAGCAAGAGCAAGCGAGAGGATGGTTATGTCCTTCTTGCGAGTACCCTCTTGCTAACTGTGAGTTAGATGAAAGAACTGATGTATTCGTAGAAACAATAGACGCAGAACTTACCGGGGGCGACAGCACTGAAATAGAAATTTGGAGTTGTAATATTAGTTGTACTCAATGCGGGGAAGAAATAAAAATGAATCCCGATGATTACCACTTGCTAGCAGGTGATGAGTATTACATGCGTTGGCGTGTTGATGATAGTCACCAATTCATGGCTCTTACAAGAGGGCAGATGAAAGAGATGCAAGACGCAGGTGTGTTGAATGGAGAAGTTCTTGGAAGTGTCTACGAAGATAAGAAAGTGCCGCCGTGGATGTGGGGCATATATGCTATCAAGAGAAACTTAACTAAGAGTGAAGAAGATGAGTAGTTTTGAAAGAAATTATTGGGAAGATGATTCTAAAGTAAAAAAGTGGGCTTCCGGTAAAGGGAAGGTTCGACTTGCTTGGGTAAAGTGGGCGGGTCGTTATTGGATAGACCTGCGAATACTTAGGCGTGAAGAGGATGGGTACACCCATACGAAAGAAGGAATAAGACTTACACCCGAACAAGTGAGAGCCATGCTTCCTATTCTTAACGAACTGCTACAAGACATAGACGATAAGATAGAAGAAGAAGAGAGGCATGACGACAAAGATATATCACCTTAATTGGTATCATCCTAATAGAGTATGGATATTCAATGATGGGGCGTTAAAGGGAGAGCCGCTATACTACGGCTTCGATAGAGTAGTTGCTAAATTACTTGAGAAGTTAGGTGCGGTGCTTTATCGCAAAGCCCATCGTACAGGATGTAAGTTGATTTTGTCCGAAAGGCAAAAACCTAATACTTTCAAATTTAATTTAATATCTGTAGATAACGGTGGTGCTAAGTACGGTAATGACGAACTTGGTAAAGGGTGGATTGAGAGTGAAGCCTTGATAGGTACACCCGATGTTCTTTATGTTGGAGTCGGGGTGGATTAGTGTTACTTGGTAGAGCGATAGTATTAGTTTCAAAGATGCCTAAGTTAGATGTTAAAGACATCACTAAGGAAGAGGCATACGAACTATGGGAGTTCTTGGATGAAGAAAGAAAACTACCGATAACAAAAACAAGACTGAAAATAAATTTAGCAAAAGAGTGCGGTGTATTCGTAGAACAGTTAGATGCAGTAGCCAATGGTGCTTCTCTAGCAGAAGTGCTGATAATGGAATCGTCGGACAGCAAAACAAGTAAATTAAAACTAAAAGAAATTAAGAGTATAATTCAATCGGTGACAAGTGATGAAGAGTGGATAATACCATTCTGTCACTCGATGGATATTACAGAAGCCGAGTTTGTTTGGCGGTGGACTTTGAATGAGCGTTGGCGTTCACTTAGATACCGAATGAGAAAGTGGGCTAAAATTAATTCTAAAATTAATGATGACCTAATTAGTACATTTGAGATGTTAGATGTTATATTCGGATTGAGAGAAAAGCAAGAAGTAGAGCGACCTGCTACAGATTTCAAACGGTTACAAGCATGGAACGGTATAGACATACCCGACAAGTATTGGTTTGTCAATGATTGCGGTACGCTGATGTTCTTAGAGAACGGTGTTGCTAGAAATAGAAACGGTGAGATAAATCGAGAGTACACACCACAAGTGCAGGGAGTTGATACTTGTTGGTGTTGGGTGGATGTGTTAGGTACAACAAGACTACACTCTACAGAACAAGAGATACCGTTTTCAAAATACAAAGAGCCTATGGATATTTCATGGCATGAGGCTAACAAGATTCTTTACAATTACCCAAAGGGTGGTTTCTTAATCCTTAATGATAATCATTATCACTTGTACACTAAAGGTACTAACGCTTTGATTGTTCAAGCCTTGTCCGTTAGACAGATTAAAAACGCAGGGTACGAATTTATTTTAGGTGTTAAAGATGGGGTAGATATTATTGATGTAGATAAGATGACGGTAGAAAACCTACCGTTTGAGTTAGAGAGTGCGTTGAAAAGAAATAGTATTCCTGTACAAAATTCACACACTAGCCATGACATACCGTTTGTGGTTATCGAAGTTGCATACTCATGGCGAGCAGAAGATGGGTGGGGGTGGCGTTACATTACTACGCTAGATGACGCATCCATCAATGAGATTGATGAGTACACTACTTACATATCTATGGTAGGTGTAGACAATGAGTGATACACTAAAGAACATAGGATTAGGTATTTTACTTTCTAAGTTACGCTTTTCAGTATCAGTATCAAAGGTACACTTTGGGTTTGGTTTTAGAGTTGATAAGTACATACAGATAGATATTCAAGATAACAACATGAAGGCAGTTGTAAAACTGTGGTGCGATGAAAATAATTTAACACTTAAATATCGTACCAAAAGTAATGCAGACATACTCAAGTGGTTGAGTGTGATAGAACCATACGCTGAATTGTTACACGATAAGAAGGGTTACAACCGTATGTTATGGGTAATTGATAATCCCATACCTAGAGCAAACCCATCCACACCCACAAATGTATTCTATGATTGGGTCGAAAAATGGGATGATATTGAAAATGATATATAAACCAACTAAGAAATGAAGGTTGATGAAGATGAATTGGAACGAATTACTACGACCTACTAAACCGGTAGAGATAGTAGGTAACAATGTCTTTGTCGAAGATTTCCTTGAATGGGAAAAAACGGGTGAGTACCCATCAGCCATACTTATACTCGGTCCTCCGGGTACAGGTAAGTCTAGTGCGGCAAATGCGATAACACACACAATGTTAGGACAATGGAATAATGATATGAATGTTCTATGGACTAACGCAAGCGACGATAGGGGTATTGGGCATGTCCGACAGGAGATTAAACAATTCTGTCGGCTTAGTGGTATCAATGCGGCACGAAAGGTAGTAGTACTTGATGAGGCTGATGGGCTTACTCCCCAATCCCAAGATGCACTAAGGGGTATCATGGAGAAATATGCTCACAGGGTCTTGTTTATCTTGACAGCAAACTATCCCGAAAAAATCAAACCTGCCATACAAAGCAGATGTAAGATATATCAGTTCACTCCTGTCACTCCAAAAGAAGGTGCTAGACATTTGCTAAGAGCGACAGAATCATGTGGCGCACCCGTTGAATGGGAACAAGCCTATGAAGATGTAGTAGAACATTTCAATGGTGACTTGAGGGCGGCTGTGAACTTCCTTGAAAGTAGACCAAAAAATCAAGAGTTATCTTTTATCAAAACCACCGAGGCGTGGTGGGATGACTTCAAGTTACATGATGATTATAATTCTCTTAGAGAGAAACTTAATGAAAACATGGAAACCGCAGGTAGCCGTGTATATTTTATGAATAAATTTCACCAATACATTAGAGGGTACTTTGACAAAGACCCGGATACTGTATTCGCTATCATGTCCGTTTGGGGCGACATGATGGAGAAAGTACATGAATGGCCGGGAAGTGATAACGCTTTCGTGGATGTGTTGGTGGCAAGACTAAAGAAACAAATAGGTGAAATGAAATGAGTTGGAAAGAAGAAGATGAATACATAGACGAAGAAAGTAATACAGGTTTTGGGGAGAAGAAATCAAGCGATGGTTTCCCTGTGCCTGTTGCTCAAAGAATGGTAGCATACGCTGAAAGAACAGGAAAGAACATCGAAGAAGTCAAACAGATGTATTTGGATTACATAAAGAAAGAATACGGTGTTGAGGACTACACACAAGAAGATGTGGATATTCTAATTGATTGGGCGGAACAAGCCTTCGTACAAACAAGAAAGCAAACAGCAAGCACATCGGGAACATCTACATGGGTAGGTTGTTTCATAGGCGTGGCTGATAGAACAAAAGATAGACTTACAAATATTGTAAATGCTAATGTAAAACTGTTCAAAGAGAATCGTGCCGAAGCAATTGGTACAGGTAGAGTAGGTGTCTATGAGAAAGACGGTGGTTTGTGGTCAGTGCGTAACAAAGACGGACTACAACCACTTGATGAATCAGCAGACAGTGAACCGCTACATGGTATCAAGGTCGGTGACGAGTACATCTGTTTACTCACCCGCAAAGGTATGCCATCACCACCAACAAGGATGGGTAGATACGCTTACTTCTTGGGTGGCGAAGAAGGTGACTTCGTTAAGAATAGTAACATAGCAGTGTGGAAGGTAGACTTAACTGACGATAACAATACTATGAACTTAGACATAGGCCGACCATGTAAGATACCCGTTATACCACCAAGAGAAGATGCTAATGATTTCTTCAAGACTGTCTTGGGTACATACTCTAACTTTGAAATTAATTATTCGGATGACTTCGTACCGGAAGAAGTAAGACCATTACTTCAACCTGTAAGTTATTGGACTAACGAAGAGTTCCACGACATGTATGTTAGAATTGATGACATCGAAGATGTCTTTGAGAGTAAGAAAGAGAAAACTAACATCGGTGGTAGAAGTGTCACATACGGGCCACTTATTATTACTAAGGGTACAATCAACAGCATGAATACCGAGCCAAGAGACAGCGAGTATGACCCGGAGGGCTTCAATTACTTCATGTCACTAAGTAGCATGAACGGTGATGTAGACTGTTGGATACCCGGTGCTGTCGGTATCATGACTAATCCATTCCAAGCACATTGGGGAGAGCAAGCATTTGACTATGCTGAAAACTCTACAGTGTTTGTCTTTGGTCGTCTAGGTATGAAAGACCGTGATGGTTTGATGAGTCCTAAGATTACAGTCATGGGTATCTATGGACACCCACGCAGATGCCGAAGGAGAGCAAGCGGTGGGAATACAGGCGTAGGTCAGTTTGAGTGAGGTGATTAGATGGCAGGGTTTGGACAGACAGTAAAGTTACAGCAAGAGATTGAAAAGGTCGTAGATGAGGTTGGGGTACAGAAGCCCAACAAAGACCCGTATGCGGCATTGAGAGCCGAGCAAGAGTCCATGAGTCATATAATTAAGACTCATAGTTTTGCAGGTATCTTTGGTTTCGATGGTACAGGTAAATCAGCAATTGTATTAGACGCATTCAATAAAGATGAGACTAAAGTAGAAGGTTCACTTTTACATGCAGTAGATTTTGATAATGGTGTGGGTATGCTAAACTCCGCTATCTACGACAACCCAAATGTTGTATCATGGAATCCGTGGAAGATGGGTAGTAAAGATAGAACAGCATACGATTACCCCGGTACACATCAGCGTGTCATGGACATCATGAAGTACATCATTAGCGAAAAAGAAAAAGGCGTTGCAGTATGGGGTGTTCTTGTAAGTGGACTTGATTCGTGGCTTGAGATATGTACTAACAACATGCGTATCATTGACTTAGGTTTGGCTAAAGATGGTATTGATGCGGCTGACAATCGTGGTGCAGGTGAAGCAAAGCGTGTAGAGCGACAGTCCGATTGGGCTATCCGTAACACTCGATTTCACCAACTAACAAAATTAAGTCGTGATTTAGTTAGACTCGGTGTTCGTGTCTATTGGGAAACCCACATGCGTTCAACCAACTTCTCTTACAAAGACGATGCGCCTGTTGTATGGCAACCGGAGTGGGAGAAAAAGACTAACAACTACTTGCCTACATTAATTCGTATGGATGCTACTAATGAGTATAACGATGAGGATGAACTAGTTTCTACTACCTATACTGCTACATATACTAAGTGTAAAACTAATCCATCTCTTGTTAATCAAACTAAGACAGTTATGGTAACTACTACAGGAGAAGAACCGAAGTGGTACGGTCTACCCGACCTCTACGACGGTACTCTATGATACTCTTATGAGGTGGGTTTTAGTGAGTAATAAGTGCAAAGGTGTTTCATTCAAATCACAGGGGAGTTCCTTCGTTTGTTTTCCTTCCCGCACTTTCCCACTAAGTAGGTGATACTATGGCACATGTAAAATCAATGAGTGATACTGCTAAGAAATACATAGACATTATCATGAGTGATGGTGAAGTTCGTAATGCCTTCCAAATACTCGATGAGTTGTATGAAAGTAGAACTCACAGTGCTAATAGATACATACCAACGAAAGGTGAACTACACGAATACCTAAGTAAGAATTACTCAAGTGAAACTCGTAGAGAAAGACATCCTTTAGCATTACCCGAAATGAGAAATAAAACTACACCTATCACATATTATTGGAGGGAGTTGGATGACAAAAATAACAGTTAAAAGAAAAGAGTTTATGTCTTTCCTTACATCATTTGGTAAAGGAATACCGGACTTGAGAATCAACTGTGCCGGTGGTCGTCTTACTGTAGAGGTAGCATACGCATGGTATTACTTGAGAAAGCAGTTCGTAACCGATGTCAATGAAGAAGGAGTATTACATATCGCTGATTTAGAGAAAGTACTTTTATTCTTAAAGTCAAGTAACCAAGATGAAATCACATTGAGGCAAACTCAAGAGACTAAACCATTGTATCTTGAGGGTGGTGGGAACAAACTACAACTACCAAGTACAGACGAAATAGAGTCAGCATCAAAGACTGTGGTGATTAGAAAACTAATCAAGGAATCACAGGAAGGTGGATGGTCAAGTTTTGGTCATGCCTCTCTTAGTACACACGCTTCACTTGCTACTAAAGATTTGATTTCTCTTGCAGGTATGCGGGGTTTAGTATCAAAGGATACTCAATTCAAACTACGCATACACTGTGGCGAGAATGAGATGGGTATAGTAGCAGGTAAGGCTGTGAGTGGTCGCTTATTCACTACGCTTCCTGTATGGGATAGTGATGGCCCTGCGGCTACGGTAGAGTCTTACTTTAGTGAGAAGTTACCTATGTGTCTACAATTCCTTGACGACGAAGATGCTCGAATGCACATGGGTAAAAGCACCTGTGTAATCTTTGAGCAAGATAATACTTTACTTATGATTGTAGATGAGAGTGATGATTGATGATTATTGATTGGTTCACCGATGACCCTTATGACCCTCCCGTTATCTACGAGAGAACTAGAGGTGCAGACGGTGTACTACATGAAAGATACATCATGGATGGTGATGATGATTATGTTGTGCCTTATTGTTGGGTAGCAGAAAACGCACCTAATTGGGTGATGAATAGATTGAAAGGTCACCATGCTAAGATTCATCATAATATTAAGGCTAAAAGTATTGATGGTAAAGATTTGGTGAAGGTAACAGTACAACACCCAAACACACTATGGGAGATAAAAGACAAATGCCCTAAGTGGACTTACGAGGCTGATGTCAATTACAAAGACCAAATATTACTTACTAATTATCCCGATAAGATACCGGAGTTCAAACCTCGCATTTGGTACTTTGACCTTGAGTGGGATACTGAAAATCAAACTACTACAGTCATGGCTGTATCGGATAACTTTAGTGAACACCCTGTTGTATTCGCATGGAGTGAAGAATCAATCCGTGATACCATTACCAAGACTGAATGGATAGATAGGTATGATGGATATGAACTTAGGACTTATCCTAATGCACACAAGATGCACGAGGCTTTCTTAGATTATCTTGATGAGTGTAATCCCGATATGTTAGTAGCACACGCTATTGCTTGGGCTGACTTACCACATCTGTATCATCAGTTGGGTGCGCTAAGAGAAAGACTGTCACCTGTCAATAGATTGATTGCACCAAACAAAAAGACCGGTGCATACAGAAGTACAGCACAACCTATCAAGGGTAGACTCATATTCGATACTGCGGCACAGTGGACAGACGGTAGTGGTTTTGAGGGTATATGGCAGAAGTCCGGTAGAGGACAGGCTCAATCTCGAAAGTTAGATTGGTTTGCTACTGAACTAGGGTTTGGTGGGAAACTAACTAATGAGATAGAAGGTATGACAGTACACAATGGTTGGAAAGAATACTATGATGACTTTGTAGATTATTGTCTTGTAGATACCACTCTCTTGCGTGACTGTGATGAGAAACTAAATTGTATTTCATATCACATAGCCATGCAACAATTAGCCGGAGTATCATTTGATAGTACTCACAAGGTGACACGATACTTTAGAGGATTGATGGGTAGGCGTACAGACTTGAAAGCACCATCCTCCTACAAGGAACAAAGACCCGAACTACAGGCCGCATGGGTCATGCCTCCTGTAGCGGGCAGACACGAAGGAGTAGCATTGGTAGACTTTGCATCTCTATATCCTAATATCATACTCTCCGCCAATCTTTGTTATACAACATTGACTGATTCGCCGGGTGAAAATATTTTAACTATTAAAGTACCACCAAAGTATGACGATAAAACAGGTAATGCTATACCGGGTACAGGGGGTACTTTCCATTGGAAACAAGATGAGATGGGATTGTTACCTTCTGTAGTCAAAGATATGTTAGACCTGCGAAAGAAGTACAAAACTCTCATGCGTGAGGCTGATGATGCTGATACTAAACTAGGATACAACATGCTACAAATGGCTGTGAAGGTTGCGGTCAATGCGATATATGGTATGACAGGAAGTAAAGTAGTAGCGGGTCAATGGAGTAGTTACCCAATCGCCCAATGTATCACATACTTAGGTAGAGAATCAATTACTATGCTGACTGAAAAGAGTGCAGAAAAAGGATTCATACCATTAGCGGGGCATACTGATTCAGCATACATCAAAGTACCATTCGATAAAGCAGAAGAGATTGCAGGGTATCTTACAGATGTAGCGCAGAACGAAATGAATCTAAAGTATCTTGATGTGGAATTAGAAGCATACTTTGACTATTGGGTTACTGCGGCTACGAAGAATAGAAACTTTGGAATTAAAGTATGGCCTAAAGAAGATGCAGGTCAAATGAAAGTGACAGGCTTTGAAGTGAAAGCATCTAACGCCACACCTATCTGTAAAACTGTACAAAAGACAGCATTCACTATGATTGCTACAGGTAAGGATGAAGATGATGTATGGAATAAAGTAAGACCTATAGTAAAATCAGTATACAACGGAGAAGTTTCAATAGAGGATGTGAGTGCATACGGGCGTTTGTCTAAACGCTTAGATGAGTATGATAAGGTAGTACCTAACCCTGCTAAAGCGGCAAGGTATTCTAATCAGTATCTTGATACCGACTTTGGTAAAGGTGAAGGTATCAAGTGGGTTTTCATCGAAGGTGTACCGGAAGGGCAACCGCCATGTAATGTGATAGCGTATGAGGATGAGTCACAACTTGATGGTTATGAGATAGATTGGAACACTGCTGTAGAGAAGTGGATTACTAAGAAACTGAAACTTGTCTATGAAACCCTTGATTGGGATTTAAATAGATTAACCGAGAGGCGGATACCTAAGAAATATTGGTGATAAAATGAAGTGCAAAACCCCTATGAGATGTAGACCGGAATTTGAAGGTAAATATAATTGTAAAAGATGTGCAGAAGAAGCAAGGGTTGAGGCTGAATTATTTTTAGATTTAATTGATTGAGGTGATAAGATGAGTAAACATGAAGATGAAGTATGTAAGAAAATACAGGCTAGAGCGAAAGTTGGCAAAGCCAAGTACGGTGTAACTATGGAAAGAACAGATTTGAATATCGTAGAGTGGCTTACGCATTTACAGGAAGAGTTGATGGATGCATCAGTATATGTTGAGCGTCTTATTCAAGATTACAAAAAACACGCTAACAGAAAAGAAATAGTAGATTTACTAAGGGAGTTGAATGAGTGAGATATAACCCCAATGGTGATGATAGTCCTCGCCCTAAGATAGAAGATTACCTAAAAGAAACAGGTAATGAACTTGAGGCTGAATCCTATAAGCGTAGCACATACGCATGGAATCCTAGTCTACAAGATGGTTCTATTCTAAGGGTAACTAAGTCAAGCATTGGTACATTCGGTTGGTGTCCACAGCAGTATTACCTTGAGAAGTTCAAAGGATTGCGTGGAGAACAAGTAGACCATCACATTAGAGGACTCAATGTTCACGATATGATGGAGTGGTTTTGGGCTAACTTCACTAGAGAACAGGAAGATTCAGTGTTAAATTTAATTCATGAAGGACAGGAAAGGGAAGCGATGAAATTGTTTTTCAGTGTTGTTCCTACCCCTCCATCACCTTATGAGTTCGGTGAAGATGAGCAAATAGAACAGTGGTTGCGTTGGCAGTTCTTACGATTGAAAAGCACTGACGGTAGGTATTGGCGACCTGTTGGTATAGAAGCCAACATTCAGTCTACACGCTTTGTAACAGTAGACGGTGAACAGATACCCATTCACATGAACGGATTTATTGATACACTGTTTGCTACAGGAGAAGGCGGCTTCGCTTTGATGGAGTTAAAGACAGGTAAATACAATAAGTATAAAGTTAATTCAATGAGAAAAGAAATGGCATTTTACAAAATGATGTTAGACCACAGCCCACACGAAGAGTTCCTTCCTATCACACATTGGGGATGGGAGTTTCCGGGCGGTGGCATCAACGGTGGTGTAGGGCCAACTATATATTACGAAGGTGTTAGAAAAGTTGGTGCAACGGAAAAAGAATTAGTTAAATTAGTAAAAGCCCACATAGATATGGAGTTTCCACCTACTCCTTTTATGGGGAGATTGAAAGAGGGTATTCCATTAGAAGAACAGAAACTAAAATGTAATTGGTGTGACTATCAAGAACATTGTGAGTTTTGGTCACTAACGGATGAAGTATTAGACAAAATAGAGGTATGAAAAATGAATGCAAATATATTATTGATGGAAGCAGTATTGAATGAATATGTAGGGGTGCTTAATGTAAGTGTTAAAGTAAACCTATCGAGAGGATTAAGAAGTTCATCTTGGCAAGTGAGGACTATGCGCCAAACTACGCTCGATGAATTTGGAATGGATATAGATGAATCTATGGTAGTAAAACACCCAAAGGAAATTATCTTTGACATCCATCCTACTTTACTTAACGCTGAAAATATTGTTGGAACATACAAAGAGTTGAAGGAAGAAGTGGATAAACAAATTTACTCGATGAGGTGATTTTATCCCATTCGTGCCAATAGACTTCCCGAGGGAAGTACTCGAATTACCAAGTAATGGTGCTAGAGGTTGGCGTAGAATAGTTCATGATGCAAATGAGTTAGAAAGATATTGGCGTGGTAAGAACGGTAGTGGTAATGTATACTTTACCGCTTATGGTTATACTAAGACTAAAGCACCTAAACATCATAGAGTAGACTACAACACTCCTTTGATACATCACTTTGTGATGGACTTTGATTGTAAAGATTTCAAAAGCGGTGGAGAAGATGTCGAGTTTGAGAAACCACATGAAGAAGTAAAACGATTACATAAGATGCTACTAGAAGATAACATCTTACATTATGTATGGTTTAGTGGTGGCGGATTCCATGTATGGATACCTATAGATGAAACACTCAATCCGAAGAACGGTAATGAGTTATCGAGAATAAAGCATTCGGGTAGAGTGCTTGTGAATTCATGGGAAAAGAAGATAGGTACTCTACGATGTAATGACCCTACTGTAGCATTTGATACAAGCGGTATGATACGCATACCTAATTCTTACAATGCAAGGAGAGAGTGTTGGTCTATACCGTTAGACAGCAACGATATTTTGAGTGGTGACTTTGATTATTACATGGATATAGCACAGGAAAGTCAATCGGGTTACAAACCGCTAGGAGAAAATAAATTACAATTTAAAGTAATACAAAGTAAACTAATGACGATGCGTGACATCAAACCTATTGAGATACCAACTGTGTATTTAGATGATATAGTTATACTTCCGTGTTTGTCACAAGCGGCATTGGGTGGGGGCAATCCTACCCATCGTGCAAGATTCCATTTGGTTTCTTACTTAGCAGATAGATTTCGTATGTTCTTCCCTGCTTGGAAAATATCTAATGAAGAAAAAGAAAAGCATGTAAAAATTATATCTAAATTTTGTGCAGGGCAAAATTGGGTTGATTACAAGAGCGAGGTTACAGAACACCAAGTTGCTAGTATAGTTATGGCAGGTTACCCTCACGCTACATGTACTACTTTGTATGATGAAGGATTCTGTATTGGGAAATGTAAATTTTATGATGGAAGTGGAGATTGGAATGAGTAATATATTTGATAAGTATTTTGAAAAACAACACACAATTCACGCATCTAAGTGTGTAAATTGTGGTAAAGGAATGAAAGCAGTTAATAAAAAAAGAAGAGGTAAAGCACTTAACTTATGTTTCACATGTGTAAATGATAAGGATAATTTACCGGACAAATTCTTTTGTAAAGGTATATCTAAAGGTACAGGTAAACGCTGTAGAAAATTAACTTTAGATGATTATTGCGCTCAACATAAAAAACAAGGTGAAAGTAATGGTAAAGATTGATTTAATTATTGATAGTAACGAAAGAGGTATTCTTTGTGAGGCTGTCGAAAGAAGGGCTAAAAGCGCAGGTATGACTGTGATTAGACAGTCATTGGTAGTAGGTGATTACAAACTAGGTGGCGCATTAGTAGAAGCCAAGAGTGTAACAGACTTCTACCAATCTATGTTTAATGGACATCTACAAAGACAATTAGATAATATGGATGCTAATTATGAAAGATTCTTTCTTGTAGTGCATGGGGATATAAGTAAACATGCTAGATTCATAAGAGAACAATTCAATGCTAACATACCCATATCCAAACTACAAGAAACATTTACAGGTTTTATGGCAAGAATAATGGCCGACTTTGATTGCCAAGTATTCTATACTAATACTACAAGCGAAGCGGCACAATTCATAGTCAAGTTACATGATAAGTTGCATAAACCCGCTAGTAAGCATGGGGCGCAAACGATTCGTAGAGTAGGTAGTAACGATTTACGCTTAGATATTATCATGACTATACCGGGTATAGGTCGTGAAATGGCAGAAAGGATACTTGAGAAGTGCGGCAGTATAGAAGAGATGTGCTTCCCCGAATCGTTAAAACAAATTAAAGGGCTTGGCGAAGTGAGAAGAAATTTAATTATTAAAGTATTAACAAGTGAAGAACCGGTAAGACAAGAAAGAAAAGTGAGGCGAAGTAAATGATATATAAACCAATTAAGAAATGTAGGGTGTTAGTATGAATTATAAAAATTATCAAGCGGTCAAGAAATTTGACACATTAGAAGCATATCTACATCACTTTTCTCAAACTTCAATGAAGAATGAGATACCGGGTTTACTATCATTCTTTTTCATACAAGGACAAGCACTACTTCCTTATGTAAGAATACCTACAGGAGATACGCACCTTGACCCTAGAGTGCATGTATTTTGGATTCAACCTTCAAGAACAGGTAAATCGGTAGCATGGAACTTTATTGGGGATGTAATGAAGGAGGCTGAACTAGATTATGAATTATATTCCACAGGTACAGACGCAGGGTTGATAGGTTCTAACAAACCTGTGCTTGATGAGAACAACAAACCTACCGGAGAAACTGAAAAAATTGACGGTCTACTATCGGGTAAGAAGGGACTGAATGTAGATGAAGGTTCTATTATTCTAAATCCCGGTAAACATTCTCAAGAAACTGTACTCTACTTACAAACTGCTTGTAACGCTGTAGGTAGCGGTGGTAACATATTGACTAAACCAATGAAGGGTGATATAATTAAATGTGAATCTTTAGTTTCATTGTGGATTACTACTTACCCCCCAAAGGGTGTAAAGGAATATGTACTCACCAAAGGTATTTTTCAGCGTGTATTACTTTATTGGTCGCATTGGGATATGGATATGCGACAAGAAGTAAGTAATACGAGACTTGGAACTTTTTGGAAGAAACCAATTGAAACAGATTTAACTAAGGATGACATATATGATTATTTTAAAGACACTGAAAAGAGAGTAAGAGATAGATTACTCAACTTTGCAGAATTAACATTTACACAATGGACAGAAATGAATCGTGAAGAACAAGAAGAGATAGCACAACAATACATGTGGGATATGTTCAGTGCAGATGATGACTATGAAACTGCGTTGTATCAAGCAAGTGATGAAGTGTTTGATTTATTGAGGAACATGTCAGCAAGTATGTCCGAAATCGTAGCATCTTTTACACCTGCTATTGAAAACTATTTGGCAATCATATCACTTCACATGGCTGTATTAGATAAGAAGTGGACTATTACAGCACAACATGTAGACATGGCTTTTGATGTACTTTTAGACTTATTTAAAAATTTAATATCTTGGTTAGAAGATTCGGTAGAGATTAACTCTAACAAGTCTAAAGAGAATAAAATTCAAGAAGATTTCTTGAAAGTATATGATGATTGTACGGGCTATGAAATAGAAGGACAAGGTGATGGATGGAGAAGGCAATCTTCATTCGAGGCTCAATACATGAACATGACCGGAGTATCGAAAAGCACTGTAAGAAGGCACATTAAAGATTACGCTAATGGGTTGTTTAACATCAAGAAGAGTGGTGGGAGAGTTTATTTCCGTAGAAAGGGTGCGAAGAATTATGAGTGACATATTAGCATTAGATATTGAAACAAGTAATTTCTCTTGGGAGATAGGTGGTTGGGATAAAACCGCATCGTTTGACCCAACTGTAGTAGCCACATGGGATGGTCAAGATGCTACAGTTTACTGTAACAAAAGTTTAGACATAGATGCTACTGTAAAGGCATTACACCCTAGAACACTAGGTGATGACTTAGCAAAGCATGTAGAGAAAGGTGGAGTAATCATAGGTCATAATATCAAAGGATTCGATTTACCTGTACTACGGGATGCCCTAGACTGTTGGACAGCCGGTGATTTGTTAGGTAAGGCTGATAGTGTCATAGATACTAAACACCTCATACAAAGGGCGGCTGTATCAGTTGGTAAAGTGGATACATCATTAGGAATATTGATAAAGACCACTTTAGAGGACAATAAGTTAATGAACAGCGAAGATGCACCTATTGCATGGAGAGCAGGACAGTACGACGATGTTGCTAAGTACTGCTTGAGCGATGCACAACTTACATTCGACTTGTATAATTTTGGAAAAAGTGAGGGTTATATTAATTCGAGAAATTTAGAAACAGGCGAGATAAATAAAATAGAGGTTGATTGGTAATGGCAGAAATAGATAACGGTAAAAGTAAAGCACAGATACACAACATAAGGGCGGCAAAAATTGTATCGGAAACGGTAAAGTCTACACTCGGCCCTATGGGTATGGACAAACTAATGTTAGACGGTGGTGGTAATGTCATCGTTACTAACGATGGGGCTACTATCTTGCGTGAACTTGATGTGTCTCATCCGGGTGGTAAGATGATTGTAGAGGTAGCAAAGACGCAAGAGAGTTTGTGTTATGATGGTACTACTAGCACAGTTATACTAGCCGGTCAATTGTTGGCTAACAGTGAGGCTTTGTTCGAGCGTGGGTTACACCCGAATGTGATATGTCGTGGTTACCATGAAGCAACTCAAATGGCTGTAAATTATCTTAAGGCTGAAATTTCTCAATCAAGTAAGAAAAGAGATGTCTTAGTTTCAGTAGCAAAGACGGCTATCACAGGTAAGACATTGGAGAACGCAATAGATACGGTGGCTGAACTATGTGTATCAGCAGTAGAAACTGCCGGTGATGCTGAAAGTGTAAAGGTGGTATCATTCCCCGGAGGTTCACTAGAGGATTCTTATTTGTATGAAGGTGTCATTGTCAATAAGGACTATGTGTTAGATGGAGAAGATGGTTATACTGATGTGCTACTAATCAACACAGGACTTGAAAATGAAAAGAGTGAGGACAATGTACAGGTACAACTAGATGCTAAGTCATATCAAACTTACAAAGCATCCGGTAAAACAAATCTTATTTCTCTTGCGAAGAACATAGTAGATGTATTACCTAACGGTGGTGTAGTGTTTGTTCGTGATAAAGTCAATGACCATGTATGTGCTTATCTTAAGAAGAATAATATTATGGTAGTTAGACATACACCGGAATCTACTCTAAAGGCATTATCGAAGGTTACTGATAGTGTAGTGTGTCAAACACCCGAAGAAGTAGAGTCAGCAAGCAAGGCGACTGTATCAAGACAGAAACACAATGATGTTTGGTATCTATTCGTATCTAGTGACAACAAACACAGCGAAGCATCTTTAGTTCTTCGTGGTGCAACAAGTCATACACTTGATGAAGTAGAGAGAGGATTTGATGATGCACTTGGTGTAGTATCTTTAGTGTTAAAGAATAACAACTTTGTCGTGGGTGGTGGTATCGCATACGCTCGTATGGCGGCACATTTGCGACAACATGCGGCTCAAATAGGGGGTAGGGCGCAGATGGCAATAGAAGCCTTCGCTGACGCACTTGAGGTAATCCCTGCTACTATATCGGAGAATGCCGGACATGACCCACTAGATACCATACTTGCTATGCGACATGAGATACTGCGTGGTAATACTAATTATGGACCGAATGTAGAGGATGGGGGCGTAACTGACCTTTCTGCTCTAGGTGTCTTTGAACCTACAGAATTAATCAAGCAAGCAGTTCTAAGTGCAAGTGAAGTCACTAACTCTATTCTAAGGATAGATGACATAGTAGCAAGAAGGCCGTTGGAGTAAGCATGGGTCGTTTACTTGATAGGCTAAAGGTCAAGTGTAGAGCCTGTAGTCACAGGCATATCGCACGAAGATTATCGGCTCGTTATCTTGATGATGATAGAAAAAGAATCACTCTATTACAGTGTCGTAAGTGCGGTCACTTTTGGCAAGACTCCGCTATGAAGTAATCATATCAGTCTTACAAATGTCGGACTCGTGCCACCTGTTACGCATACGAATCTACCATACCCGCTTGCGGCTATAGTTTCACCTGCGAAAGTAGCAGTGTCGCCTGTATCTTGATTTTTTATTTCTACTATGTAGCCGGTAGGGAATGTGCCTGTTGTAGATATAACACATGTTCCGCTTCTTGCTGTTAGAATTAGTATATTTGCATCTGCTGATGAGATTGTAAGTGATGTTAATGCTGTAGTTAGCACTCTATCGAACACCGAGCGAGTATATCTGCCACCGCTTGAGCCGCTAAAATAAAGCACATTTTTGAACAAGTCACCTGCGGTAGTGCTTGAGAGTTGTGAACCATAACTCAACCATAATCCACCTAGTCTAGTTGCTGAAAAACTACCTGCACCTGTTCCTGTATGGAATGCATCTAAATCAGTGTGTGAGTCTATTGCTTGTGGGTCACCAACATTGTTTGTTGTAAGTGGTGTAAAGTAAATTGGTGAGTTTCTTATGAATATTCTTTTATCATTTACCTCGGTTATATTTACATTCAAATCACCACCACTACCGCTATAAATTACTCTTAAGACACACAGCACTACACTTTGGTCATTACTAGTACCGGATGGGTTATTTAGAAACGCATGTGGTGTTGTAGGATATAGATTAGTGCTTACTGTACTCGCTGTTCCCATCTCCATCTTTACATGATTAGTACCGGAGTTGGCAGATAGATATACAACAACTAACGCTTCTTGTCCACTTATTAAAGGTGTATTACTACCTTCGGTATTTGCTTGAGTAATTGTGTATGTAGCACTACTTCCTACACCACCTGCAAATGTGTAAATTAATCCATCTAAAACAGCAAGACCACCTTTAACAGTAAAAGTATTATTACCCGTTCTTTCACATATACCGGGTAGATTTTCCGGCTGTAATCTGTTACTCGCAGTTTTAGCAGTATCTTCTTCTAAGATAATACCATTTCCGTGTATACCTTCTAGCAAATTAGTTAGTGTAGGTGATGTTATATGGTCACCATCTGCTAAACCGTCTACCGGTTGAGCCGTTCCGCTAAGTGTCATATTGTGGTTTGTATGCCCCGATAATGGATTTCCTGTCATCATATCACCTCTATACTAATTTCTATTTTTACTTCATTCTGTGTTGTTTTTATTATTGGTTTTGTATTATATCTCGCTATGCAAGAAAATACACCGTTTGAATCTTTACTTAGCAACACTACTTCTTTTATTGTATCTGTAAAAGAATTCGCTATTGGTAAACTCGCCTCTACTAATAGAGTAGTATCGTCTACTACAGTTACTATAGGAGTTAAAGTAATAGCAGGTCTACCTGCACTACCATCATCATTTGTTGCAGGTGTACCATCAAAACCTAAAACCATACTATTGATAGATGATTTTAATGTATTCAATAATGTAGATTTTATTTTTGTAGATACGGGCATCAATATTCACCTTCCGCTTCTTGTGATTTGTTCATACCTATTGGTAAACCACTCTTACCTATTAGTCCTCTTGTGTTATTACCTTTAACACCACCTATAAGGAAGGCAGTAGTAGAAACTAATCTTTGACTAACCCTAACTATAGTTCTAATTTGTATTCGACCAAACATAGTAATATTTTCTTTTAAGTTTTGAATTAAGTTATTCGGATTCGTTTCATTACCTTCCATAGTAATTCCCTCGTTTATACCCTGCAATACCCCCTCTAAGCCCGTATCAATTGTCAAAAGTACTAAATCAGCACTCTTCCTCAAAGGATGGTGAATAACCTCGGTGATAACATGTTGAGTACCACCGTAATCTATCGCCATACCCGGTCTTACATCATTCAAATCTATGTGACCTTCACTTGTTATTGTACCACTTTCTAAAGAGTTAGCACGAAGAATTTGTCTACCCACTCTTCTTGCGGCCATTGAAGTATTAACGGTAGCATCAAACAATACATCTCCTTCTATTACTTCACCATTCAAGCCGCTTTGTCTTTCAGTATCATCTAAAGTAACAATTACAGAATCATTTAATGCGAGTGGTTTTCCTTGTATAGTAATTCTGTTAGGTATGTTCTGTACTTTGTCACTTGAACCCGAACCTGTTTTTAAGTTAGGGTCTACATATCTATTAGATTCGCTAAAACTTATAGGCACATAGAGCATATTACCGAATCTATCTAACATAGCCATTCTAGTATCATGTCTACCTAAGAATCTTAGAGCCGTCATAATATTTATTTTATTGAAATCTTTTGCTACAAATCGTGTGGAGTGTTTTCTATCTTCACTTTTCTTACTATTTACTTTTGATATATTGAAACTAGTAATGTTACTGTTAGTAACTTTCTCACCTAACCTTATTGCTAAATCTGTAGTTCTAAAACCGACATCTATAGGCTGACCTAATCTTACTTCATTGTTGGAAAAACCTATATCACTCAAAGATTTATTTTTCATATTAGTTAGATTTATTTTGTTACCATCTACAGTAGAAGGTAGTAATCTTTCACTAGGTATATTCGGGTTATACAACAAAGAAGGCATATTAGTGCTTGAAATAATATCAGTGTTAAAGAAAGGAACGGCTGTTGATGAATGACCATCACCACCTTTGTATAATATTTCTACGAATGATTGTCCTTCTACTATCCTAAATGTGGTATCGGGCATAACTTGTATTTCTTGATAATATCTATCAGCATCATAAGTTAAATTATTAGTTTCACTCTTATTTATTTTTACATAATGCACAGCATTGTCTACAAACACAGGTTTACGGGCGTGTTTCATAATATGAGAAAAAGTTTCAGTTCTCCCATCAAAAATATTTTTTATTAATCTACCCATCTAATCAACTCCCGTCATTTGTATGGTCACCTTCATTAAACGATACATCACCTTTATGCCCTTTAGGATGTAGTGACTGACTAAATCTTGGTTGCACAGTATAGTCTTTTCTTGTTATCTTAGTGCCATCTTCATTGATAGTTTTCTTTCTACTCGCATCTGCTCTATAATGTTGAAGGGTGTTTTCAGTTATCACTACTCTACCAATGTCGTTGTTAATTGATGGCACTCCTAATACAGTGCTTGTAAAGGTGATTCCGTTTGTACCAATATCTGCTAATCCACTTCTATGTCCTTTGAGTTCTAATTCACCATACAAGTTTGTATCGTTATACATAGGGGCATAAGGTGGGTTAGTATCGGGGTTAGTTGCTCTCAAGTAGAAGCCTTCGGATGCCCTAGCATTAGGCATATCATAAGCAAATATACCATATTTACCACCGACAGTAGCATGGTTATAGTTTCTAGTAGATGTAAAACCAATGTATTGCGGGCTAGTGGTATGTAATATATTGAATGAAAAGAATTGTAATCTATCTTTTTCATTTTTCTTTATCGGTCTTAACATAAGAGATATTTCTTTTTCTGTTTTGTTACTGTCAGTATTATACAATGATGTAACATACGGATTAGATGATTTATTTTGAGTTGGACCGCTTATATTATATTTTAATGAAAGGTAACCTTCCACAGTACCCATTTCAGCATCAGTAAGATGTCTGTTATATTTGATTACTTCGGCAACTTTTCCTATAAGAGAGAATGTTGAACCCGAACCAATATCATTTACTCTACCTACTTGAGTCGGTTCAGTTGCGTTTTTGTAATAATTTGGAGTTGCTGTTGCTACTTGTGTACCATCAACTCTTAATGTCTGTGCCGTAACCGAAGCACCTGCACCGTTACCACCTTCAATAAACATAGTAAGAATATTCGGTTGATTGACTACAGCACTTCCATTTGCTGAATTTATATTATTCCAACTTCCGTCTTGCCCGACCCAAAACTCCCATCTATTATTACTACCTGTCATATTAGCATATATATTGTAACCTCTTCTACTACCCCCACTGAAAGTTCTACTTTCAAAACCTGCTTGATAGTTACTATTATCATTATTTGTACACATTACAACAAAAGTAGTAAATTCATTAGTATTCAATTCAGCATCAAATGGAGTTGTTAAAACATCATCAGTAGCAAAATTAACTACAGATTTTCCGTTAAATGCCGCATCGGAAGCAACATAAGTTGGTTGGTCAGCAGTAACAGATTGTGTAACATGTCTGTTGTTACCACTTTGGTCTTTCCATTCTGCAACATTATCACCGTTATTTAATTGTAAACTTTCTGCATCAAGCCATAATACTAAACCATTAGTTGGTATGAGATTACCCCAACTACCCAAATCAACAGGGGCAGAATAATTCTTTAAGTCTAATATATTTGTACCGCCAATATTTTTGAACATAGATGTGTTATTGTAAATATGGCTTACTGCACCCGTCAAATAACCTACTGAAATGAGGTTAATATCTGCTGATACATAGGCGTGTTGTAATATACCTCTTTGGCCTACTTGACGATTAGTATGTAGACTATGCGCTTCTGTATTTACTATCATAGCGTTATTATCTATACCTTCAAAGTTTTCTACATCTAAACCAATCTTAGGACTACTTCTACTAATTACATCACTATAAGGGGTAGTTATGAAATTAGTAGAGTAACCTGTACCGCTTAAACTTCCTAATTGCCTAGCACCTAATGTCGCTTCGGGCTTCAACAAACCGTAGTCATCTATTAGTAACCTAGCACTTATACCTCTAGGTACTTCATCAGTTCCTAGTAAGGAGTTCTTAGGTCTTATGTAACCATCACCAATGTTAGGTTCTGCTGTATTGTAAGATAGTACCGCACCCTTCGTTTTAGGTACAACACCTTGTCCTACACGGTGTGGTAATTCATCAAGTATATCTAAATCACCAAAATATTGTTGATTAAAAGCAGTAGGGTATCTATTACCTCTACCTCCGCCTTCGTCACCAACTCTTCTTGCTGTTGCCGGGAAAAAGAAATCTACTATCTCATTTTGTATTCCGCTATTTATTGCGTTGTAATTACCTACTTGTGACGGTATTGTATCATAGGGAGATGTAAACCAAGCAGTTCCTTGAGCATTGGAAACTAACTGATATAGAACCGGCGAGCCTTGACCGTTACCTAAATGTGGAGATATAATTTTCTTAAAGTTGTAAAAAGAATGACCCATATAAAACGGATTATATGGATTAGCACTACCACCTGTAATAAATTTATTTGGCCCATTATAACCATGCTCATTGATACCTTCTTTTGGTGACCAAGCGGGGCTTACACCAAATCCACGAACAGGCATTCTTCTTACATCTTCACCACGAGTATTGCCCCACCAATCTACAAGATAGTATTGTGATGCGTGTGCAACATCAACTAAACCATGTCCATAATCATCACCTAACCACTCTCTTCTTATGTGTGGTTTAAGTGTTAAATTAGTTTCTGTATTATTACTTAAATCGGATTCATTTCTTATGGTTCTCACAGGACAACCAAATGGTCTTGTCATTCGCATACCATCGGAATACCTTGTAACTCTACCGTATGTATTTGTTAAATTGTTTGGTATCATATTTTCCATACCGGCAAAGTTTGTTTGCCTCTCCAATATCCCTACATAAGTTGTATCAAAAGTAGAATTACCACCCGATGGTGAACTTTCACCACCTGCATATATCCAAGTGCTAGTTCTATGCCTAGCCTCTACCAAAGGACCGTGTTTATAGTCTACACTAAGGAAAGAGAGACCAATACCTTGTTCTAAATATGTTCTCATACCATACCAAGCCCATCGAGGTTTATTATATGGTTGCCTTAAACCAAATCGGTAACCAAACGGTCTTGGTCTTGTATTTGGCATATCACCACTTGTATAACTTCCCCAACTAATTAATGAGTTTTCATAATCTCGCTCATCAACACCTGCGTTTACATCATAAGAACCGTCATCACCATCATCGTGCCATATAGGCCCGGCATCATCTACAGCATAAACAGTAGGTAACATCCAACCTGTAGATACATAACCAAAACCATCTAATCTACTTGTTATCGGTCCACCTCTACTTCCACAAGGCCAATAATTATTTAATTGAATAGACATACCTTGACCAAGAGTTGAATGACCGTAAAAACTTGAGCCACCTTGGTTACGATAAGAATTACCTGCATTGTCTTTACCTGTAACACCCTGCATACTATCTCCTATGCCACCAATCATAACGGCTGAACCAACAGTAATTTCATTTGGTGTATCCTCTCTTACAGTTATAACTCCACTTGAATCCGATTGAACTGTATATATTCTACCATCTACTGATATTCTGTCACCAACACTAAGATTAACACCGGTATTATTAGTTGTAATAGTGTTAGTCGCATGAGATGCTACTAATCTGTTAGTTGCTATTGAAGTAATAATTTTTGGAGTTTGTATATCTAACGCAAATGGACCTAAACTTGCATAGTATGTGCTATCATGGTAATGTATAGTTTCATAAGAACTATACATGTGGTTTGTAGGATTCCTACGATAATCAAGGAAAGGTGCATTTGGTCTTTCTAAGTTTGGTGACCAAGTACAAATAAAAGCATCGGGAACATGTAAACTGTTGGTGTCTCTACTACCTTGTAGTGTTTGGGGTAATGTTCTTGTCATAATACTTCTTTCGGAGTCAGTAAATATTTCACTAGCATTTCTACTTGTGTCATTTTGTTTTGTTAAACGCAAAATTGTATCGGCTGTAAGGTTACTTACAAATCCCGCAGGTGGGCTTGATAAAGTGATAAGTTTAGGTTTATTCATATTAGTGGCATCGAAACCACTACGACTAGACCAATTAGAGGTTCTTCTTACACCGTTTGCATCTATGTAGTAAATCATCTCACCGTACATAGGTTCTATTGGGAAATCACTTGCATCATCAACGGTTAGAACATTACTACTTTCACTAATAAATTTACAATTAGGATTTAGACTTACACTTCGTAACACTTCGTCATACATATTAGGGTAAGTACTCGGATAACCCGCAAGTGTAAGTTGCGCCCCTATACTACCTGCATTTGCTCTTATGAATAAATAATAATTATCTAATCTATGATGACTTAAGAATCTAAATCCTTTTGCGCTATTACTACCGGTAGTTATTGTTGGTTTTTGTGGATGCACTATAGACCACCACGGTATGTTAGTAGTCATACCCGGTGTAGATTGCACAAACATTTGTGGGTGATATGGTAATGAATGACGAGTAAAAGCCGGTGCTTCTGTACTTTGAACACCAAACGGATTGTAAGTCATCAAGTTTGGTATGTTAGTAAATTGCCCGCCGTGGTCGGGGTCGTGGTCTAACATAACTTCGTTAATCATTACTTCGCAACCTCTAACATCGGCCATAGTAGCATTAGCAAGCACTAATGCCATACCACCGGTATCGGTATCTAACTCTCTAATTCCAACTACTAATGCCACTTGTTGGCTTGTTAGACTAACTACACTACCATTTGGTAAATCGTTATTTGGACCGTTTTGGTGGAAACCAATAAACTGACTTGAAAATACATTAGGTTGTATAATAATTTGATATGCACCTACTTTACTTGGGTCGGGGAAATGATTGTTGAATGTATGCCTCATTCCTGCTCTCAATACTATAGTGTGACCACCTGCCGCATTAATCGTACCGGCTTCACCCTCACTTGCTAATATACCGTAACCATCGTGTTTTATTTTGGTTTCAAACATAAGTGAGAATGAACCACCATGTATATCACTCGGTCCACTTGGTGTAGCAGTTACACCACCGAATACTAACAACGGGTCGTATACAGCATGGGTGTCTGCATCTACTACACCTATTTCATACTGTAATTTTTCTTTAAGTCCTAAAGTAGCCGACCTACATGCTCTATGTTTATGGTACAGATTTTGATAAGCAGGATGCGCCCAATGACCCGGCATAACTGCCATTGTAGCATTCACAAAGTGATGGCCCATTCTTGGTATCGCCATAGGTGACAAATTCATATTGTGTAAATAATACGCTAGAGGTGTCTCGCCACCTTCAAATCTATGATATACTACTGTCCTATTTCTTTGAATGTTATCTATAGTGTCTTGAAGTCCTTGTTCACTATGTTTCATTATTTGATGCCTTGCATCGGGACTGTTACCGCTTACTTCGGAGTGGTCACGCATTCTTCTTGCGGCAAACAATCTAGTGTTACCCGCAGTAACAGGGAACGATGGTAAAATTTGTATGTTACTATAAGTAAAATTAGCCGAATTAATATCAATACTTTCAATGTCCTCATTGTTGAATAATATTCTAGCGGCTTCTTTTGTTAATACAACATTTCTCACAACATTTGCAGAACTTCTAGCGGCGGTTACAACACCACTTACAAGTGCTTCTCTACCTGTAGTAGTATCACGAATTCTAAAATAATTATTTTCCCATCCATCTACATCATTTCTATTTATATCATGTAAATCTCCTTTACTACCCCAAGCAAATACATTAACATTCAATGCTTCACTAAGTGTAAAATCACCGGAAGCGTATTGAGTTACTGATGGAGTTTGTGTTTCTACACCATTAGCATGAGAATATCCTACAGGGAATTTTTCTGTAAACCCTATTGCTTTCTTAGTGATATGGAAAAATAAACTTCTATCATGTAATTTATACGATGTATTAAGTGGATTATTACCTGTAGTTTCAGTCCAACCTTTCTTAGTACTATCGGGGAATCTTATATCACCATCTAAATCTTGACTTATATGTTCCCAACCATAATCTTCGTATGTCGGTCCTAATCGTGGTGATTCTATAGTTACTGCACTCGGATTTAACCCGTTTAGTTTATCAAAGTCCTCATCAAATATTTGCCCTGCACCATTATGATTTCTATTTGAAGGTCTCATCATACCTCCACTACCTAATGTTTCATGTTGATAGGCTTGTATACTATCAAAGCCCGACCTAACTAGTATGTTACCCGGTATAGTATTAGGGTCGGGTAATTGAATTTCTAAGTTAGGCTCTACACCAACATACTTTTCTTCATTAGATTCTACAGCCGGTGCTAAACCTTCCGATGCTCTATCCGATACTTTTCTAAATCCTCTAATTATAGTTCCAAACGGTGAACCACCCTCTATAGTATGTACTTGTCCTGTATCATCTTCTACTGAAATAGATTGGAATTGTATTTCTTCATTTGGTATAATTAAAGCGTTTTTAATTTCACTTGGGAATTTAGTTGCAAGTTGCGGATGCATTAATTCTTGTGCTTGAATAATTGGGAACATAGAACTGTTTGTAGTTTCAAAAGTAAATCTGTTATTACCAAATATTTTCTCTCCCATAGTAAGTGGTGCGTTATTTTTAACACGAGTGATAAATGGTACTGCACCTAGACCTTTAGCATTCAAACTTGGTAAACTTAAGTTACCACCATCCATACGCTTCCATACTATATTTTCAATTGTAAAATTTCTTGATACAGATTTTCTACCTACATTAAATGCGTTTGTGTTACTAATATGTGCATTATCATGTATAGTTCCGTAGTCTGCTTGTAATTCTGTTCGGTCTACCATTTGACCAAATGGAGTATTTAACTCACTTTGAAAGCCTTGTCTATTAAGATAAAGACTAGAATTGTTTAATAATTTAGTAGCCGGACTTATTCTTGAATCAGTAGATATATCACCTGTTGGGTGTAGACACGGTGTAGCATTAGATATATCATCTTCCCCAAATGCGATTAATCTAGCAGTTACAGTAGTAGGAGAAGAAAGAGAAGTCGGAGTTGTGCTGATTACAAAAGTAGTACTGTTAGTAATAGATACTATTTGTGTATTTATTGGTAAATTAGCATGTGACAAATACATACCTACAGCAAGACCTTTAGTATCCGAAGTTGTAACATCCGAACTACTAGGGGTTAATGTAACGCTCAAGTCTATCGCTTCTGTTTTAGAAAGTAACGGGAATGATTCATGTACGCCCAATGCGGGTATATCGTCTGTAGGTATTTGTAAATTGGGTGTAATTAGTGCTTCTACTTTAGGACCGGCTGTAGCGGGTGCTATGAAACGATTACTACCGTGGAATCTTTCATCCCATCGTGTTGTACCTGCGAATGTGATAGCAGTACTTGCATCAATACCCGGTGCGGTTTTAGCGGCTACTACATTTAACCAATCTCCTAGACCTCTTATGCCATCTCTATCATACTTTGCCACTAAAGGTAATTCACTCTCATGGCTTACTACCAAGAATGCTCGACCATATACACCAAGTTGTGCATTTTGGTCACCTTCATCACTCAACACCGACTTGAAATGAGGACTACCAACAGTGTTAGTGAATGTGTAATTACTATAGTATGAATTATTGAATGCTAAAGTAGGAGTAAACATATTGCTTACTGTATACGGGTTACCCATACCACCGGTAAGATAGTTACTTCTTCCGTTAATAATTGGACTCGCATCGGGGCTATTTTGAATTCCTTGTGATGGTATTACACCAAACAATCCCATACAAGAATTAGATGAACCGTATGGTGAGAAACCTAATTTTTCATACCAAGCACCTAAACCTGCGGCGTAGAGTTTATTTCCTCCACCATCCGTTTCTACCTTTAATGAATTAAGGTAAGAGTATCTTTCTCCCGCCCAACCTACTGCACCCACAGGTCTTGTTCTGTCTATTGCATCTACAAGACCGCTAAAGTGTACCTGTGTCATGTGGTCACGAGTTGGCTCATTTTCGTTGTTAAAACGATGTACACCGGCTTTACTCCACACAAATACTTTTGTTGGTTGCGGGAAAATTACAGTTGTTGCTTCACCCCTTTCTATTACACTAACAGATGTACCGGGTGAAGGGAAAGATAATTGTGTAGGAGTTTCACATTTATCGTAAAATGTATAACCATCTTCAAATAGTGGTAAGCCACTAATTCTATTTGGTGCTAACCAAAATACTACTTTATAATCGTTATTAGATATGTTTACTATTTCTCTAGTATGATATGGTGCAAACATGGGTATATCAGTAGTACCATCGAAAAACTTTTCTCTTCCACCTTTATCAGTTCTTATCCAACCACTCATAGGTATTTGTTCTAATGCAGTTTGTGATTGACTAAAACCTCTTGCTACTACATACATAAAACTGTTATTCGGGAAGGTATGCGTACCATCACCAAAATATTCACCACTAGAATTAGGTAATGTATACCCACCATTGATATTATAAGATTCAAATTCTAATTCAACCCAACCGTATCTATCTTGACGATTAGCATTACCCATAGATGGCATAAATGTACCACCAAGAGCCTTTAATGCGCCTTTACCGGGGTTTTCATTAATTGCTTGGCCGATGATAGTCGCTAACTCTTCACCGTTTTGACAGCGTGTTGCATCTACAATTATTATGTCACTTTCCGTTTCCACTGTACTACCATCTACTAGATTGTATCCCGAAGCCACACCACCTCTTCGCCCTGTACCATCGCTAACTAATCTCGATGATACTCTAAACGCAGTTGGGTGTGTGGGTGTCCAATTAAATTTAGGTGTAAAAGCACCCGATGTATGGTTTTTAAAATTCACCGCAACTTGGTTATCTAACCAATGACCTCCGGGGTGATAACCACCATCCATGTGCCATGTCATATCAGCAGACATAGCGATACCATAGTGCGCCATGGCACAATGTTTGTATGGGTGGGCTTTCCGATAGTCGGCAGAATTATTAGCATCTACTTTACCCGATACAGGATGGATAAAATGTTCCCCGTAATGGTAACCGTGGGAAGGTCTTTGTTTTAATTTACCGATATTAGGTATTCCCTCCGGTGGTGACCAATTAAGTGCTTGACCTCTAGGTACAGCGAAATGATATTTATGTCTATCAACTTGATATGTTGATGTAGGGGGTGCGAACTTAAGAGCATCATTAATTAGTTCATTGGGTAGATTCATTCCATAAGGTACTTTACTCCAAGAATTACCTACTGTAACTACAGTACCGGGATGTGGCTCTATAGTGTTAGTAGGATAGGTAGCACTTGACGGTCTTATATCATGAGTACTTTCCGAAAACGGTATTGCTTGACCCGGACCATAAATGTGATACGATGTTTTATTTTTGACATTTACATTTCTGTGAGTATATTCTGTTGTTTGAGTATCCTTAGCGTCAATATAATCATCATATCTCGCTGTTGGATGTGCAAATTGTAATACTAATGGTGTAGGTTTTTGTTTAATAACACCTGCCGAATATTTACTTTGAAGCCAATTAGGACTATCATTACCGCTAAGATGACCTGCAAAAATATCCGGGCTTAAGATGTTGTCTTTATTAAAGACAGGTGGAGTATATGAACCTCTATTTTGATTTACTAATGCCGCACCGGGGAAGAAAGCAAATAAAGCGTTACAGTCTATTGTAGCAAACGATGTGCTTATCTCATTTGCATTTTGTATACCTGCTGTACCGGTAGGACCATTAGAATACGGATGAGTATAAAATGATGAATAGTCGTTTTGTGTACCATCATTAATGTCCATAGTTACACCGGTAAAACCACCACCGAAGTAAAGTGGTACACTATGGTCTACACTGTCTTTAGCACCTCTAAAGTAGACTATAGGTTCGGAGTCTACGCTACCATAAAATCTTCTACCATTAATTTGATACTGATTAGATTTTACAAATATAACATTAGTATCTACAAATACCGGATTTGCAAATTTATTAACAAATGCTGTATTACCTTGTAGAGCCTGTAATTCATTACCATCATTTCTAAGTCTTGCATTCATTTGACTACCAATAAAAAATACTCCTGTTTCCCCTTTAGGTGCTATACGAGTAAAATCTGTATTAGTATCTATTGAAGTAGGAACTAATGTTCCGTGTAAATTTTGATTATAACTAAATGTACATAATCCTTCTAAATCTTCATTTAAAACCGCAGTAACTTTTAGTACACAAGGTCTTAAGAAATCTTCTTCTCTCGATTTTAAAGTAATATAATCAGTAGTAATAGTTCCTGTCGTACTTGCACCTGTTCCTCGATTGGAAACACTAATAGCGGTTATCGTACCACCTAAAGTAGTATTAGTTGCTTTGGCTTGGAAACCACTAATATTACTTACTTGTAACACTGTAAAATTATGAGGTGTACCGGATGCAGGAGTAACAGATAAAGTATCTCCAACAGTATAACCCTCTCCTGTATCAATAATACAAAGTTCAAAGAATTGATTGTTAGTACCATTACTCAAACCTAAAAATGTCGAGCCACCACTTGTAGTAACCGGTCTACCCGAACCATCTACATAAGGAAAACGAAGTTTAAGCCCATGTCCTGTACCACCTGTCGCTTCGTATATAGTTCCGGCAACAAAACCTGTTCCGAATGCTGTAGTTTGAAGTCTTTTAGCCCCACCTATACCACGAGATTGTAAATTTATATCCCTTGGATATTTATTACCACCGAATACCACTGAAACTGTTGATACAGATGTTTTACATTTAACATCACTAATGACACCTACACTTACCTCATTTACACATGGAAGTATGTGGTCACCGGGATTTCTAGTATAAGAAATTCCCTTCAAATTATTACTCCAATTAGATATATCAATTGGGTTGTTAGTTGAATCTACTAAGATTGGAGTTGGGGTATTTGCGTGGAAACCTCGACCCTTTGATACAATTTGTAATACAGTTTTTGGAATGTAACCACAAGATAAAAATTTATTATTCCCTATGTCTATATCACTTAATGGTTTATTAGTACCTGTAGATGCTGTAATGGTTGTAGGTGATAATGTGGTATAAAGTCCATATTCTTGATGAGCCGCTTCTATCCCTCTATCCTTATCTAAAACACATTCAAACATAGTTGAGGGAGGGATTAATTTTTCATTAGTAACATCAAACGCTCTTATTCTAATAGCATCAGCACTAACACCCCAATCACCTAAAGTACGACCATCAGCCGCAAGCAAATGTCTACAATCAAAAGATATACCTTCTTCTGTAGTTACATTAGTTGCGTTAATTGCCGCTTCTGTAGCCGCCGCTAGTACCTCATCAGTAAGTAGCGTAGTCCAATTCATACGGGATGATATAGCAAGGTAAGCCCAACTACCACTACTCGATGGATGAGAAACTGATGTACCAATTGATGTAATTCCTGTAGGGGTAGTAGTACCTACTTCTCCACCGGCATTTGTGACTTGATGATTGACTGTCATGTTAGAGCCTTTAACTCCATAGAATATATGAGTTGAAGAACTGCTTGTGCCAACACCTAATTGTGTTCTTGAAGTGTATGAAAGAGTATGACCTAAGAATCCTGCACCTAATGTAGTATTGATGTGTGTATCATTTAATTGTATAACACCGTTAGTTTTTGGGAATCCCAAGTAACCTAATATGTCATCTACATTTTGCAATTCACTAGCACTATTTGGATTGTAGATACTACCAACATAAAATTTAACTGTTAAAGTTTTATTAGTGCTTTCCCATTTAACAGAAGCATTGATTACTGAATCGGGAGAATAAACACCGTTAAACCTGTTACCATTATACGATTTAACAGTAGTGATACCCGAATTAGATAACTGACCTGTTACATCACCCAAACCTGTAATATTATTTTTAATGGTAAATCCACCTTCGGAAATATCTTTATGATTAATAAAAATACCAACTTCTTCACTAAGTGTATTAGGAACAAATGTATTGTCATTAAAAAATTCCTCTCCTAACTGTTTGTAGACATATCTAACACCGTATGATTTACCCCTGTGGTCGGTTAATCTAAACCCGTATAACTGACCCTCACCTAAAGATGAATTATATTGGGATACATTGGTATATTGAAGATATGCTGATGAACCACCTAGTACATTACCTACACCAAATTCACCATCTGTCGGTGCAAAACCCGGAATACCACTTGCTACTAAACCACCAAAGTTTATCCTTCCAATCGCTCTTGTACCTACTCTTAATCCTTCTACTATACTAGATGTTTGACTTTGCCCTTCAAAAGATTCTGTAAATACAGTATTAGAATAAGAACCGCTACCTATTATTCCGTCTACATCATCATTGTTATTACTAATATCACCAAATCTATTATCTTGTTTTACTAATTCTCTTAACGATGTTATAGGTGCAAAAGGTCTACCGTCTTTATTTAGTGGCATAGGTGCAGGATGCATATTTTCACCCATCAGTTCATCTTGCTGACACCAAAAGTTTCGGAAGCGGCCACCGTGACCAATCAAAAATTTAGGTTGATATGGTGATTGACCTTTACTATTATCTAACCAAACACAGAAATTACGACCACTAGCACCCGGAACAGTAGAATGTATCACAATAGTATACCCAATTACACCATTATTATCTTCTACGATTCTACCTAAGTGCGCTCTCAAGTAACCCATGTGACTACCTCTATCTTGGGAAGTCATAGCGTGTTCTACTGACCAAAACGGCGCAGGGTCGTGAGTAGAACCGGTAGCGGCAAAATCAGCATTTACATGTGCGCTTGCCGGGTCTTTGTTAGGATTTAATACATCTTCTCTTACACCTATACGAGTTAAATCCATTCTTTCACTTTCACCGGGGTAGTTACTAGATGGTCGTCTAGCATGTGTTCTACCATTTTTAGCCGCACCTTGATTTATCATACGGACTATTTCTCTTGCCGCCGCTTCTATATCTGTACCGCCTACTTTTACACCTACTTCACCAAAGTCAATAGTTTGACGACGAATATAATCCATTTGTGTCCATTGTGGTAAATGTTGCAATCTGCTTTCTTCATGATTAACTAAATTTAAATTTTCATTACGAATACCCTTCAAACACAAAAAGGCTGAAATCACTCTTGTTCCATCGGGAGTATCAAAAAATGTACTGTTATCTTCAAATGTACTACCGCTTTGGTCTAACCTATGTTGTTTTAGTGTTCTTACAATTGGAGAAATATTTTTATCTCCTAAAGTTATTCTTAATTCGTTGTGTTTTTTACTAGCATAAAATGATGATTGAGTAGCGGGTTCAGTACGAGGTAAACTACTAGCAGAAGGATGATATGTACTACTGCCATGATAACCATTTGAATGTACAAAATGTCCATGCCCTTTACCCATAAACTGTAAATTTGTTAAAGTGTTTATACTACTTATTGGAGAAGCAAGAGTGGCTGAATCTATTTCATCTAACGGATTTTCTAATGAAAAAATATTTTCACCATTATAATACATATTAGGAACATTGTGTGCGTAAGCACTTTCAATAAATTTAGATTGTTGAGTGCTTCTTAGATATTTATTTTCCGATGGGAAGCCATTTGCTACATCTAATTGAGTTGTAAGATAGTGAGGCGCACCGCCATTCCATTTTACTAATACTTCATCTAAAGAATAGTAACCTGTTTCAGTAACTAAATTTCTTGTGTGACCAATAACAGGAACAGATGGACTTGTTTGTACTTGCATGTGTATGTCATGGAATGAAATGAATTCTCTATCATGTGCTACATCATAAAGTAAAACACGAGCATGACTATCGGATGACAGGTAAGGGTCAATATATGCTACCGTAGGTGCTTGAGAAGCCGATAATCCCATCGCTTCATAATTTAACTCAATTGTCTTGTTTACATGTTGTACAAAATTAATTGCAGTTTCTAAACATGTATCACCAATTAAGAAGTTTTCAAGAGGAATAGAATCACGAGGGCGATTTGCTAGTTGCCCTTGACCACCATTAAATGCTTTGTAGACTTGTCCTTCATTAAATACTCCACGACTTTTACAAAATAAACCTTCTACAGCATGAGCATTATTCATGGTCATATTCATCCAAACAGTATCACCATTTCTTAGTCCACCTGCGGCGTAAGGATTACACCAAGTTCTGTTTAGTATTGCATCGGCATCATTAGCAATAACACTATTGATACCTATTCTTAAAATATCATTATTATTAATAGCACTTACATTGTTTGTTGTTAGTTTTATTAAACAATCACTACCCGAAGTTACATCTCTATAATGTTCCGAATGGACATATTTTACTACTCCTACATAAGCAATAGCACCACTAGTACCATCTTCCCTGTAAATCATATCACCGGGTCTTATATTCACACCGAAACTATTTGCCGCCGGATTACGATAAGGACCATTATCAAAGGCTATTTCATCAGTGCTACCTGCTGTATAAGTACTAGCAAATTCATACACTTCATCATCCACAACAGGGCGAAAAGTACTGACTGTTAATTCTTGAATGGTTGTTTGAGCAAAACTCGATAAAGCCAAATGACTTCTGCCTATTTTTTCTAATCTAAACTCTATGTCTTTTAGACTTGGAACTGTGACACCTGTGCCAAAATGAACTAATACTGTATTATTAGTTGTGCTACTAAAAGAATATTGATTGTTAAATTGAGTTCCTAAATATAACACTTCTATCGGAGTTGTTGTAAGTATTTTACCTACAACTAATAAATCACCTATTCCTATATCGGGATTACCACTAATATCTAAAGTATAATTAGTATCTATAAAAGAATCTACATTATCTAATTCTAAAGCATATACTTGACTAGATACTTGTTTTGCTTGTATAATTGTAGCAGATGCTCTTTTAGTTTTTGTACGAGGTGCGTGTGGATTAGAAAGTGGACCGGCTTTGAACTCTACCGCACTTACATATTGGCGTAGTCCATAGTCAAGATTACCACCTTGAGTTTGCATATTTGCATTATCATGATAAAATATAGAGCGACCTTCATAATCCGAAGTTGGTGTATTAACATCCGAATTAATAGATTGTAAAGCAGATAAACTTCTACCTGTAGTAAGGGTACATCCGGTAGTTAGTTTGTTTACAAAGTCATCGCTAGAAAATCCATGATAACCACCATCACCAATAGTTATAGGTGCATCACGAATTTTTATGAAATCGCTTCCTATAGCACTAATATAAGCCCAAGAGCCATCTTCAAGAAATACCTTGCTTTCTATGTTAATACTTTTAAAATTATTAAAATTACCCGATACAGGGGTAGGGAATATGTTTACATTATCTACATGTAACTGTAAGAAATCACCGTCTTTTACTATTTTAGTAATGAATGTTTTAGTTGGTGAATTTTTGTTATCATAAGCAGAAACCACCTCTCTATCATTAGGAGGTAAATCATCTACTCTTCTACCTACAGGTGATGGATTCCATGTATGAGCAGTATATGTAGCATCCAAATGTAATTTCATACTGTTATCCGGGCCGGGGAATATACCGTCATTTTTTTGACTAAAGAACTGTTGAGGGAATATAGGTATTTCTACCATCGCACGAGTACTTGCGTATTGAGTACCCAACTGATAATCATGAGTTACATCATCTATTGCTTGGAACAATCTATCATTTATTGTGCTTCCATCTTCACACATATTTTCAAGATTAAAATTATCATCATTAAATAAAATTTCATTGATGCTGTATGTATCTTTAACTGCATTATTAATTAGTCCTACACCTATACACCATTCGTTGAATGTTGAAAAGACTTCATCACCTGCTGAAAGATATTTTCTTTGTGCAATAGCATCAGTATCATCAAATACAAAACCTGCACCTACTTTACTTGCGTATTCAGCACTACCCCCACTTTGTAAAAATATTCTACCTTTTTTCGGGAATGCGTATGTACCCCAAGATTGTATATCCTCGGATTTATTATTAAGAGGTTGAACCGATATTGTTTTAGCGGCATCTAATGTACAAACTGATATTGCCTGTACCGCACAATTTCTTCTTGTAGAACCGGGCAAACGCATTAATGGGCTAGGGTCGTATGTTGGTTTAGTGTTAATAGCACCTTGACCCGGACCGCCGAGTGTCACAGATACTACGGGTGCATCTACATCCACTTCCTTTACTACATGAGAATCCGGTGAGCCACTACCTGTAAAAGTAACATTTTCGTTTATGGCTTCTTCTGCTACACCACTAGCAGTAATTTGAGTTATAACACTATTATCTTGATTAGAGTCTATTTGTTTAACTGACCTTATTCTAGTTCTACTCATTAAGTAAAACAAAGAAATTATGTTTGCTGTTTCGCCTTTATCTACACCATCACGCAGTTTTGCTAACTGATTTGTTCTACTCTTATTTGACGGTTGGATATAAATACGAGCAGATGTATGTGCATCACCAATATATTCATTATCAATAATATCAAACATTTCAAATATAGGACTACCTTGATGTATTCCTCCTACATCAAATACTCCTGTAGATGAATTTACTTTTTCAGCCTTTTTCTTAAACTGATTATTACCTAAATCTTCTAACTTGTTTACTTTGTCTACACTCATAGGTTCTATACACAATTTATGATAAACAGATTGATGTGTGCTTTTATTATGTGAACTAGCGATTACTTGTGGAGTAGTAGCAGGTTGAGCATTAATATCACTTGGTGGTGTATATCCTACTGAATTATCTGCTTTTCTAGGAGTAGTAGCATAACTAATCTCAAAATCATATTCTGCACCACCGGCATTGTCTCCGATTAAACTATTAGTTTTTTCAAAGTATTCGGTTTGATTTGCAACAGAACTTTCTAAATCAATATACCCACCCGCAGAAAATATAGTACTATCTTTATTAGCGTCTGCTAAGTCTGCTTTTATGACATCTAATACTGTAGTAGTACCGGTCAATACAGTGCTACCTTTTGGGATAGTTTTCTCAACCATTAACATAGGTGTTGGTGACGCTGATGCGGCTTGCATTGAATCTCCTAACAAGTCTAAAGCGTTGTAATGTATTTCTACATAAGGTGCTAAGTTATGAGTAGTGCGTAATGTAGGCACATGTAACAATGCAATTCTACTTTCACTTTCGGGGCGAATGTGGTAATCTCTTTCATCAGTAGTTAAAGTGTCTCTTGTGTAATTTTCGGGTATTGGTCCTTTTAGCATAAACGGTTTGTGGTCACTTACATCTATTGCTATAATTTCTTCTTTCGATGCAGGAAGTCCGTTTGTAACTACAAGTGATGCTTTTGCGCTATTTACTACATTAGTTATAGGTGCTTGAGAATTTTCACTATAAAAATCTGCTAATTCGTTTGGATTAAATAAACGATGTACACCTTTTGCAGTATTTGAAAAATCCATTTGAACAATATCTGCTGAACCTGTAATTACTTGGTCTATTTGTAATGATGTGGGTCTAGGGTATCTTCGCATATATTCATGACCTTTGATGTGTGAAAACTTATGTCTACCACTGTGACCAATTTGATAATTAACATCTAAAGTACTAGGCCATGTAACTGCAAATGGGTTACTAGGATGGGATGTAGTTGTTGCCATTTGAGATGAATATACTATACCGTGTTGTTCGTTAGCAGTTTCATCTAATACCATTTGACCTGTTTTATCTATGATTTGAGTGTTAAAATGAGGCGGTTGGTAAGGTTTACCGGTAACCAAATCAATAACTAAGTCAGCAGGGATAATTACAAAGTAGTTATCTACATTAGCAGTTCTTGAATGTAAAATACCTCTTGAGCCACTTGAAGCAATATTGAAATCAATGTGTATACTGTTTACTGTAATGACTCCACTAGACCCATTAATGCTTAAAATACGCAATCTTTCCGGTGGGCTTTGGTTAGGTTTCTGTGTATTTCTATTGATAGCACCGGGGTTGATAATTAAGTTGTAAGGAACATGTGGTAAGTATGATGTAGCAACTGTATTGGGGGTAGTAAAATTATTATTTATTTCATAGTTACCCATGCTGTAAGGTGATTGAGTAAAATCAATTGTGGGGCTAGTTGAATCGTATTCTTTACCTGTTAATCTTTTAATCAAGGCTTGAGCATTAGTAGCGGGTATAGTTAAAGTGGTAGTTGTACCATTAGAAGCGGCAGTAAAAGCGGTAAATTCATATTCTTCTTCTATAATATCTAGCGGTTCTTCAAAACGATATAATGCTGTAGTCGTTTCTCCGTCATCCATAGGAACATTAGGTGTGATAATTTGGTCATCAAATTCAGTTGCAAAATGTATAGATTCTATTGCACCCCTAAAATCTCCACCTTTTCCGCCGATATATACATGAGCAGTAGAGTCAGTTATAGAAGCATCATTCGGTAAAGATTGAGATATTACAACCTGTCCATTAATAAATAAAGAAATAGCACTATCGGATACAGCACCTACTATGTGGTACAATGGTCTGTGATTGAAATTTAAATTTGTAGCATCATTATAATTACTTAAATCGTAACGATTGTAAGAGTCATGTACACTGCCATAATCTTGTTCGGGGTATACGACACCACTCCACCTTGTAGTTGCATCACTAGCAGTAGTAAGTGTGAATGGCTTAGTTCCATCAGTAGTATCTAAGAAAACAGTAAACTTAGCCGGTCCGGGTGTATCTACTGTACCTAGTTCTAACATAAATTGATTTTCTCTTTCTGCAATTATACCACCACAGTCGGGTATAACCCAAGCCTCAACAGTAAATTGATTTTCAAATCTACTGTTTATTTTTGTTGTTTCATCTTTACCGTAACCTGTTTTTGATAGAATATCGGATGGTGTTTTCTTTGTTTTAGTGTTTGTAGTTCCAACAGATGACTCATCACCTAACTTAGTAAATCTACCTTGTGGTATTACAATAGATTCACTCACTCCATCAAAGAAGAAAGCGTGGCTTGACCTACCTATTGCTACCATGTCTTTCCCTCATATTATGAAACTAGCCGGAATAAATTGAATGTTAAAAGAATAAACAGGTTCACCACCTATTTGTACAAAAGTAGCCTTAGTTACACCACCTTTAATGAATGACCTGTCATTGTTACTATCGGGTTCGTCGGGTTTAGTAGAAGCCGATACTGCATCGTTTACGCTTTTACTATCTAAAGTTTCAAATCTACCTGTAGGCATAAAAAAGTTTACAGGTTCATATTTATTTCCATTAGTAGCCTTTATGCTTGAGTTAAATGGTATTTGTATACCAATAATATAATCACCAAATTTATCTTTTTTCTGTATCCCTTTATTATTTTTAGAATTATTTAGTGTACCATATAATGTCATGACTTTATCACCCGCACTCATACCGTGGAACAATCCACCTTGGTCAGTGCCTCCACTAAATGTGGTAAATCGAGGTTTTATACTTATAGCACCAAATTTAAAATCATTAAACTTAGGTGTACCGCTATTACCATCTTTACCTGCTACAGTTTGTGTAATTTTCACAGCAGTATTAGCCTCACCGGAATTTGGTGAAGTTGTTAGAGTAGCACTAAAACCCGTAATAGGAGTTGATAATGTACCATCATTAATTAATTTAACAAGATTTGTTGCCATTTGTTTAGCCGTTAGAGCAGTGCCAACAGATGCTACATTAAATGTTCCACCACTACCACCGGCTATTGTTAATGTATTTCCTACAACAAAATTCTTACCGGGGTGAGCGATGTTGAATTCTGTAATTGCACCACTACCATCTACTGCTGTAATGTTTACTTTACAATCACTACCTGCCCCACCACTCACCGCAACATCATTTGCAATACTATAACCACTACCACCAACAAGTGTGTTGGTTGTTTGTACACCATTGGTAGTTGCTATTGAAAAATGATACCTACTACTTCCACTATCTAAAGCATGAGAAAGTTCACTTTTTGATGCGTATAATTCAAAAGTAGTACCTGCTGTATTTTTTAATTTAATCGGGGTATCAAGATTAGCAATATCACCTATTGTGAGACCATCAAAACCATCTGTTATTATTTGTTCATCATCGAATCTTGTATTTACAGTATAGCCCGTACCTAAATAACCCAATCCGGGTGCGGTTTCTATTCTTGAAAAATCAATTACACAACTAGACTGTATTGCACTGCCTACATTCATTAAATCATCATCAGTAAATACACCTTCTAATATTATAACTGCCCTTGATAAATTAAAGTCAGTAGCAAATCTATCACTACCTGTGAAAATTAAAGGTGTAGCATTAAAATTTCTATCTACATCTAAAGTAACTGTAGTAACGGGTAATTGTATAGTTTGTCCATCTACTCTAACTAACCTAACAGGAATGTTCTGTGACATTAGAATCGCCCCCTGTGTGTAGAGCCACCAATAGAACGAGCAACTTCTTGTTGAATCATATTACCAATTTCACGAGCCAAAGTTCTCTTATCGCTTCTATCAGTAATACCACCGGCATTTACAGTGATATTGAAACTGTTACCACCACCCCCGCCGCCTTTTAATTCAACGGGTATAGAACGACCACCCGATAGAGGCACTATGGCTTCTGTACCGTGAAGCATAGCAGGGTAACCACTCTTAGGACCGGTAGCAATACCACCTTCGGAGAAGCCCAAAAACCCACCTACTTTACTAATACCTCCGCCTATAAAGTCACCAACACCACCTATTACATCACCCACCATGTCTACAATATCTTCAATAAAGTCAAACAAAGGTTGTAACAAATCCATCACAAAACTTATCGCACTATTAAATCCGTCTTTAATAAAATTAAATGCAGTAGTAAAAGCACCTACTACAGCATCAGCCACACTAGATAATGCCGAACTTATAGCATCTATAGCGTTACTTGTTGGCTCTAATAAATAGTCATTAATTGCATCACTTGCGGCACTATATGCATTACTTGCCCCTTCGGACATTGTATCCCAAGCACCACCAAGCCAACTGAAAAAACCATCTATAGGTTGTAAAACATATTCATCAAACATAATACCTATTGCTTGCCAACATAAATCTGCAAACTCTTTGATACCATCCCAAACACCACCAAGCCAATCAAAGAAACCCTCTATCGGGTCTACAATCCATTCTTGGAAAATGTTACCTATACCTTCCCAACACTCACTACCGAATGCCTTAATGTCATCCCAAACACCACCAAGCCAATCAAAGAAATCTTTTAGTGGTTCAATTAGATATTTATTTACAACTGATTTTATTCCTTCCCATACTTTACTCGCTATTTGACCTATATTTTGAAATTCCGGGCCAATTTTACCAACAAGACTCGCTACATTAGTCATTAATGCTATTAATGCACCACCGCCCGCTACTGCCATCTAATCACTCCCAATCTAAAAATGAATAATCTAACGATACCACTTCTCTATCCCCTGCTTTTGCTTTTTGTTTTTGTACTTCTCTATTTTTATCTCTATGTTCTCTTACTGCTAAAGCCCATGTCAGTGATTGTTGAAATATCGGTAAGGGCATGTTGTAAACATCGTGGAGTGATATACCGTAGTGTGATGCTACAATATATGCATATAACTCCGCTTGAAGGGTTAAATCCTCAACTTCTGTATACTGTTTTTTGTTGAGAAATTTGTTCACCTTCACCTTTTCGGCGTTGTAAACCCCCCCTGCAAAGCCTCCGCAATATCGTTAGGTTGTGGTAAGACCTTAGTAATTTGGTCACCAACATACCCACTAAGAGAAATTAATTCACCGGATGTCAAAGCCGGGTTGGTTTCAGTTATCCAATTAGAAAATGCAAACTTCCAATATCCTTTCAAGTTCATTGTAACATCGCCCTTGTTAATTACAAACATTTCTTGGGCGGCTTCTTGTATATCTAAGAAAGATACATCTCTTACATATACTTCCATAATTAGACTTTCATCATTAGGGTCTACCCTAATTTCATGTCTAGTTACATCATTCTTCTTCAATAATAGGCTCTTGTTCTTCACTATCTGTGGTTTGGTCATTTATGTCACTTCCATTGGATGCGGCTACCTCTTCGGTAGGGGCTTCCGGCTCTACATCCGGGGTCGCTTCTGCGAGGCCGTCAGTTTCACCTGTTTCGGTTGTTATCCCTTCATCGTTCTGCCTTAGACGCAAAACAAGTTCTGCTTTAGTTCCATATACAGGGAGATTTCTCTCCTTGCAAAGTTCCTTTAATTCAGTAACTTTTAGGGAATCGTATTGCTGAACATCAGCAGGGAATGGGTTTATTGCCTCTTCTTGTACAAGAGGATTGATTTCTTCTTCGGTAGTTTCTACAGGAGGGTTGTCTAAAATATCTTGAACTAAAGATTCTATTTCACCCCTGTTTAATAAACCAATAATTAATTCTTTATTTTGAATTGCATCAAGAACTAATTGTAACTCTACACCATTGGTTTCGCACACCCATCGAGCGTAGTTTAGTGCGCCCATTCTTCTATATTTGATAAGTGATTTCTTCATTTTTTCACCTCAATATTTGTGTAGTGTATCACGAGCAATAACTTTTATCGCTTTAGGCATTATCCTTAAAGTAGATTTTACTATACCTTTATCTTCCGGTATCTGTATAGGTGCTTCTACAATATAAAAGTCATCAACTATTAATAGCATCTTTTCACTTGCACCTGCCATAGTGCTACCGATAAGGTTCTTTTCAAATTCTATAAGAACTCTATTTGCACCTGTACCGTCTGCATTAGTGCTAAATTCTGTACCTGTTCTCATCTTATGGAAAAATACAGGGTCATCTACAGCGATTTCTATAGTCATGTCATAAGTTGTTTGACCCTCTACCATTAGACTTACATTTCTTGAACCTGCAAATGGTACTTGGTCTGTTGCATTACTATCCGCCGCTTGAGATGAACCTGCTATAGTATGATGACCAACCATACCGGTAGTTCCATTGAGTGTAAATGAAAAGACTTGAGCGACTTGTATGCCACCAAGTTGTATACTACCATTGTAAAACATAAATGGTTTTTGAGTTCCTACACCAATACCCGATTCAAGTCTTGTTGCATCAGTATTAGCAGTATCATCAAACATACGATGTGCGCCGTATCTTGTAAGAGGTGTGGATTCTAAACGACCTGTATCTGTATAACAAAGTGCTGAATTAAAATTAACTGATAATCTTAATGCGGCATCGTTATCTGTAGTCATTGAAAAGTCTGTTACCTTACAACCTCGATATACACGAGTCAATTCTTTAGTATCTCCTACCAAACCGTCTGTAGTAGATACATCGGAATCTAAATCTCTTCTTCTTTGAGATACTTCTAAACAAAATGAAGGTAGTGTAGAGCGTGAAAATAATAAATGTGTAGCGGGATTAGTAATTGTATTACTGCTTATGTTTATAGAATTACTATTATTATATCTTCTAACCTTTACAGCAGTGGTATCAGCATGAGGATATTTTAACGGTTCATCTAAGTATATAGTATTGTCATTTTCACTAATACCAATAATTCTTCTAGTTTCATGTGGCATCGCTTTATCAAATACTGCATTATCAAATGCACCTGTCCAATCGCCTCCGTCGGGTTCATGGTCACTTACAATAGGAACAGAAGCGGCCTCATCTCTTATTTCTACAAAATCTCCTACAGCCATACCTGCTTTTTTATTTAATTTAATAACCGATGCACCAACACCCACAGCACCATCTAATTGTACACCGGAAGATATAGTATCATTATTAGCAATTTCAAGTAATTCATTTCCAAGACAATATTTCAACCACCTTGCCGTATGCATGTTTACTTCAAAAGACCCACCTTCGGTAATCATTTTACCCGGAACTTGAATTGAAGTATCTCTTCCAAGTCCTACAACATGGTATCTCTTCAAATCTACTTTAGTTTCGGGAAGAGTGATTGCTGATGCTACGCCTAAAAATTGGTCTATCTTACAACTTTCAGTGCCACCGTTACCTGCACCGGTAGCGGCTTCACTAGAAGCCACATCAATTGGTGGTGTTTTGTAAGGAAGAATATGTAAATTATTTCCTGCACCTAAAGTTACTGCACCTGTTGTCATTTTAGGGGTGATTTTAATTGTAGTACCGCTATTTTCTACAATAGTGAATACTTTACCACCCGAACCACTATTTGGTAAATCAGCATCAACTACCGCATTTGAACTTCCTTTTTCCCATATCACTTGTGAACCAACAAGTATATTTTTTGGGTATCGTAATTTATTTGATGGTGCGGCTTCAAACAAAGTAGTATTTTGCTCGGAAGAAAAAGTAATTGTGGTTATATCATCACTATGGCTAAGTGCCATTGTAGCATCTGTAACACCTCTAATTACAAGACCTGTTTCGGGCGCAAAAGAAACTTCTGCTATATCTCCTTTGTATACTGTACTTGGCATTTTATCATCTCACGGTATTAGTTCTGCTAATATTACTACTTCTATTTGGAATGTCATTCGGAAAAGTTGCTTGCTTCTGTCACTTAAATCGGTTCTTGTTTTGAATACGAGCCTGTCAAAATTAGTTCCATCTCCCTTACGACTTTTGTGAATTACTCTACGAACTTCGTTCTCAAGTGCTTGCAGATGCTTTCTCCCCTTAATTGTTCGCATGTCTACGGTTATATTTATGCGTGTTGTAACGAAATCATAGAGTAAATCGGGTGCTTCTTCGTTGTGTGCTGTTTCGTAACATAGAACATAATCATGCCGAGACAGGTCAAGACGCTTACCTCTTTCCGGTTGTACTTCGGCTATGTCAATAACAATCGGCCTAATACCGCTTGTATTACCCCTATTCCAATCAGTTTGGAATAAATTTAACACAACATCTAAACCTTCTGTCCATGTTGCTACCATAGTATCACTTCCTTTGCAGTTCCTTTATTGATTTAGGAACAATAAACCCATTCTTGTATTCAAAACCTTGCTCACTCATTTCGGGATTTTGTTTAAGCATAGCCTCATCAGTTTGTTTCTTTAAGGTTGAAAGTTGTTTTTCCGTAGCAGGTGTATTATTGTTGAAGTCAGTATAAGAATCATCATCTTCTAACCTCAAACCCAACGCCCCTGCTTCTATTTGTTTAAATCTAATTCTTAAAGTATGTGGATTATTACTAAAATATTCTTTATATTCTGTTTGAAATGCTTTATCTTTTTTAAACACCTCAATGACTCGCTGATGGGAATGTTCACCAAAACTGTTGAAATCCCTATCGCCCTTCATTCAAACAACACCATCTCTACATAACGAGGTAGTGTACGGTCTACATCTGCTTGATATAACTGAACCTTACTTGCTACATCTATATTCTGTGTTCCTTCCGGTATAAGCACAGAACGGTCATCAGCCATAAGTAACTCAATTGCTACCATCTTGGTACATGCATCCTCTATCGCTTTTTCTAAATATCGTTCACCGTAAATGTATGCAACTTTTATCGCATTCCATTCAAAGAAGGGATAAGAATTGTTAAAGTAAATTATACCCATTTCCGAGTCGAACCACCAATCTCGAAGTCTTGCTTGGTCACCACTACTACTACCACCCTGTAAATCTATTTTAAAAATATGTTGAGTTAAAAGACCACTAGTAGGCGGAGTGCCGCCCGGTGTAACTGTAGTACAACCGGTAAAAGATGTTGCTGTTTTACTTGTGTAACGGATAATAAATCCACCATATTCAACAACTCCTGCTTCGGCAAAACCGGCGGTACTATCCACATCAATAACACCGTTGTTACCCCCAAAAGAGCCACTCCTTCCGCTAACATTTGCAGTAAGTCTTTCGGTTTGTTTAATTTCTATTTCGCTTGAATCAGTAACAATAGTACAAGTTTCTCCGGCTTTAGTTGGCCTCATACTTGTAATTTTTACTGTGCCTGTTCCATAATCAGCATTAGCACTTGCTAAAAACTCATTACTAACTTGAGTAGTATCGCTTATACTTGTAGCACCCGGTAAAACATAAGATGGTGCAAGAGTAATACCTTGTTTACCTGTTCTTGCATCTTTATTAATTAAATTAGCAAGACTTTGAGCAGATGTAATTTTATCAAATCCTACATCCCAAGTGCTTACAGTTTCAGTTAATATCGCTTGTAGTTTTCCACTTGTACCATTACCCGGAGATACTACTATATTTTTATTGTGTAATGCTCTTACATTTTCCGGTAAATGTATCCTTGCTTCTGCCCCACCAATCTCACGATAATCGTCACCCTGCCATAATTCAAGGCGTAATATTTGTTGCACATTACGGAAGAGTAAAGGTGCAGTTCCTACATAGTCTGTATAATATCTTCTACGATATGGTTTGTAAGTATCAAAATTAATATATTCTGCTACTACAAGATATGGTCGCCAAGCATTGTGGGTTATATTGTCTATTTTATCTTGCATCTTTAGAATTACTCTATCTACCTTGTCTTTAGTTAGTCCTCTATTTCTACCATTAGTAAATGATGCTTGATTTTGTACATACGCATTATCAGCAAGTTGATAATCAGCATGAGTAAAAGCACCGGTAAATGCAAGTTTTACACCACTAGCCGAAGATGAAATAGCAGTAATTGTTTTTTCTACACCTAAAGGGTCAGCATCCGAATAAATAAGTATAGTATCTCCTACACTAAATCCATCATTTCTATAATCCCCACCGGTAATAAATACACCATCGGACACACTATCGGCACTTACAAGCACCGCTTCACTTGGTCCAATATCAAGTAGGTCTGCTACTTTTTGAGCCGTAGTATACACCGTTGCAGTAGGGTCAAGAGGTCGTGTTTCTACCTCGCCCGGTGAAAATACTTTTGGCATACATTAGACCCCCCTCACTGATTTTTCAATACACTCCAAGCATCACGCATAATTACATTACGAGAAGTCATAATACGACGCAGATGTTCAGCCTCTTTGTCGGGGTTGAACTTTTTTTCATCATCATCTTCTTTTGGTGGAGTATTGAATGAACTACCGTGATTTGCTACAACACCGGGCATAAACTTTTCTGCTAATTCAAAAGATTCATCTTCTGTCATATTTTCTTTAAAATCGGGGTCATCCATAGGTTCTTTACCTGCAAATTGACTATCAATAGCGGCTTGCTCACCTGCTACATCGGGCATGGAAAGTGATTCACCAAGAGTTTGCCCCTCAAAAGGTACTCTTTCGCCCATGAACTTGATATTATGTGCTTCGGGATTCGCTACTATGTCACGCATGAGTTTGTCACGAGCAGAAGTGAATTGGTCGCCACTTGCATCTCCACCTGCGCCTCTAAGCGCATCTGCGGCCATACGATTAGCAAACTGCTGTAGACGAACTTCTTGTCCATCCGGTGTAAGCACTTTTTGTCTATGTGGTTTCATTGGCATTTTAATTAAAATTTTACTCATAATATCATATCCTGTTTTCTTCATCTCTATGTCCTAGATTATATTCCATTGGTTTGTCACATGTGGCACATGTTGCTCTCCACATAAAATGTAGAAAGCCACAGTGTGTACATCTTGTTCCCGAACCAATGTTAAGTATATCACCTATATTTTTATTGCGATTTCGTTGTTGAGATGTAACACCCTTTAGTGGATGTTCATTATCTGCTACAACGGCTGAATGTGTATCTAACTTGACACCTTGCTTACTCGCTCTCACTAAGTCGCTAAGGTCTAATTTCTGTAAATCAAACCCCATTTAACCACCTCAAGATGTGGTCACGAATATGTAGATGTTACCAAGTATTACATGCGGGTCTGCTGACACAGGAGTATTAGTACTAAAAGCCGTTACAATTGCAGTTTGTATAGCGGTTCTCTTAGTAGAGTCGTTAAAGTCTGCCTGTGCGTAAGGACCGAGTATTGTGCATGTTTTAGCCAATTAAATCACCTTCTGCTAGGTGAATCAAGCCCTGCTACCAAGAATCCAAAATCTGCCTTTATAATTTGCTTCATCCGAAGTTGCACCTGCATTACCATGAGTAAATTGCACTCTTTTAGCAACAGTATCAATACCTACATGGAAATCTCCGTTTTCAAGAGTTACTGAACCTTGGTGTGGGCCGAATTTTGCTAATTTATCACTATCAAGTACGGCTTGTGTCAAACCCGGTGACTCTAGCAAAATGGTAGTAGCATTGGCTACTCTTGAGATTGTAGCCAACCTTTTCCCTGTAGCAAGGTCATAAATGTCCTCTCCTTTATTAAAATATAACCGAGCATCTACAGTATCAACGGTAATATTATTAGTTCCTGCGGCATAACCTCCACCGTTGTTTATTCTCACACCTGTATTGAATATAGTATCTTCCAAGTGACCGCTTGCGGCGAAAACTGTTCCTAGTAGTCCGTCATAAGGCACACTACCTCCTTCATTATCAAATGTTCCTGTTATCATGAGCATATCGCCCATTACATGCGTTCTTGTATCAATTGTTACTGTCATTATTGTTCACTTCCTGTTATTTCCGTATTTTCTTCTTCACTTAAAACTTCCTCAATTACAGGTGGATTCAAGTGAGATTCTACTAATTCTAAAGCGGCGGTTTTAGTTAAGTAACCTGCGCCTGTTTTGACTCCATTATCTTTAAGCCATTTTAGAATATCTTTTCTAGCCCATGCTACATCCGGTATACCGTCATCTTTCAAATCAACAGTTTCTCCTTCATCGCCTTCGATGAGGAAGTTTTTACTATCCAAAGAATGTCTATGAGTGTTAAGCCACTCTTGAGATACTTCTACTGCTTTACCTCTAACCCAAACATCTTTAGTGTCTGTTCTACGGGATTCGTAATAAATCCCTTTATAGGTTACTGTAGGCACTTAGCCCACCTCAATTAAGCATTAGAAGTGTGACTGTACCTGCACCTGCACCTTCTGCGTGAAGTTCAACACCGCTTAATGCACCACCTGTAAATGTAGGCGGTGAAGCATCGTCACCTATTTCAGTTGTTCTAACTGAAAGAGTTTTATCTGCAACTTCAAGAGTAGTACCAACTACACCAATAATCTTAGAGCAACCTGCGGTAAACACAAATACTTCTGCATCAGCAGTAGCAAGGGTAAAAGATATTGTCACCATTCTTAAACTTCCAACTGCGTTTCCATCAGTATTAGCGGCATTAAAACCTGCTAATGTACCCGGATAAGAGCCACCTGCATTTCCATCTAACCAACCTGTTTCTTCTACAGGTGTTCCTGTTCTCATGTCAAGGTCTAATAGTATCTCCATCGCTGAAAATTCGCTATCTTCATAACTAATTGTTAATCCATTTTCTGTTTCTGTTTGCTTAGCCATATTTAATCATCTCCTTAATATTTTTTTCTCCATTAACCTCACTGTAGGTCACGAATTGAACCATGTCCTCCAAAGAAAGTTGTCCAAATTTCTCCCATTGAACGGTACATACCCTCTTGTCCTAGACGGTTAATAGCGAATGGGTCACCGGTTTCGATACCGGATTCAAAGTATTGAGTTGGTATAGCAGTTGAGAAGTATGTGTAATCAGTATCTAAGAAATACATACGGGAAATACCGTCTTTTACTACATCTTTAGATGGAATGATTGGTACACCGTTGTAGGTTGCTACGATGAAACCGGCTTCAATACCCGGTACACCCTTAACACCGTTGTAGGTTGGTGTAACTCTCTTCTCTTCCATGAACCTTTGTTGGCTTTGTAGTAGTTGTTGAAGTCTCATTAGAGTATCATATCCTGTTAGGATAACCTTTGGATTACCACCACGAACCCAAATCTGTTGGAATAGTGTGTCTAAATGGTCTAGTGAAAGAGTCCTTCTGTTAGCCGCATCTTGGTCGCTACCACAGTTTACTTCTGCATTTGACCATGAGTTTGCACTTCGGTCAATACTGTAGATGTCAAGGTCACCTGCGCCACAGTGGTCTGCCGCCGCCGCACCTGTTTCCAAAGAGGTTAGTCCACCGGTTGCACCACCGTCATTTCCGGTGATTCTGTCTAGTGATTCAAAGTCGTTACCTGCTACTGTGTCACAGTCTTGTGTAAGCATCTTGTTGATGTGTTCTGCGTGGTGCTTACCCATTTCTTCCTTTAGTACTGAACGAATGTCACCTAGACCGTCATCTTTGTCAGCCAAGAACATAGCGGTTTCACTCATGTCAAATGTGTGAACAACTGTCTTTGGTTTTGCGGCTATGTGTTGGAACTGTGGTTTAGTTGTGTCCGGTAGAGTAGCGTTTTCTGCTACACCGCCACCCTTAGCAAAGGATGGTCTGTCAGTAATAACTCTCCAACCACTTCTTTCCCATGGTCTCTTAGGTAGAATTGAGAATGCGTTAAACTCTTGGTTCAACTGTGACCAAACTTTTCTACCGTAGATTGCTTGGTATGTTCCTGCTGTAGTACTTAGCATTGGTGCGTCAGCCTTCAACAATTCACTACCGGAGTAGGAATAGCCCATAGCGTTACCTGCGCCGTAAAAATATCTTTCCATATCTGTTATGTTTCTTATGTAATCTCTTGCCATATTTTTCATCTCCTAATTTTTAATTTATTATCCTCAAGCACCCCTGTAGACACTATTTGCTAGTGTGTGTACCTCATCCCAAGACATGTTACTTAGGTCTTGAGTAGATGGGATTGTAACATTTGTTGATAGGTCAGCCTTTGCAATTGTTGTTCCTTCTGTAGTTAGGTTGTCAATTCTTTCGGAAAGGTTTGAAATTGCTTTCATGACTTCACTAATTGGTTCACGAGCATCAAATTGAGCCTTTTCTGCTTCGGACTTAGCAATTTCTTGCTCTTTAGCAAATCTTGAAGCAAAGTGTCCTTCTAGGTCACCACGGAATTGTTGTTCCATAGCCGCCGCTTTGTAGACTTCATAAGCCGCCTCAATATCGGATGCTGAAACACTCGATGGGTGAATGTAGGATTTTGAAAGGTCAGCCGCACCCATAGCCCCTGCCGGTTGCTTTCCACCGCTTTGACTTACTGCATTGATAGCACCGGTTGATGGACTACCTGCGGTTTGTCCTCGGCCTCTAACTTGTCCGGCGAAGTAATCTGCACCGTCTACTGTATCCGGGTTGTCGAATCCACCAAGTTGTGCTTTCTCAAGAGCATCAAAGTGCGCTCTTGCTGAATGAGTATCTACACCTGCGGATTTTAGAGTATCTTCCATCCAATTTAGGTACTCGGCACTAATGACATCACTGTATTCATCACCTTTCATGTAATTCATTTTGTCATCATCTTTCTTTTCTTTCTTTTCATCTTTCTTTTCATCTTCGGCCTTCATCTTATCATCCTTCTTTTCTTCTTTCTTGTCGTCGGAATCATCTTTCTTACCCTTGATATGCTCTCGGAGTTGAGGTGGAATTTCACCTTTCTCCATAGCGTCAAGTCTTGCTTCTAGCCTGTTCATTACTGCGTTTAGGTCACTGTCTATATCTGTCATATTATTCACATCTTCCTTTAAAATTCTAAATTGTGCTTCCGGGTTAATCCCTTTTTCACAAATTGTAATTTCATGGAGTTCCATTTTACTTATCTCTTGGTATTCTCCGTGTTCACCATCAGCCTTTCTAACACGCTTGAAAGCCTGTCCACCAATGGAGAATCCTTGCAAATTACCTTTGCGTATTTCTGCGGCTACTTCACGAGCCTTTTCTATATCGTTTCGTAGTTTACAAACTACAAACATTCCTGTGTCGTCTACTTCGGACTTCCACATTCTTCCGTTGGAGTCTACATAGTTATCTATAACTTCTCCAACTTGTATATTAGAGTGAGCCAACTGTACATTTCTGTATCTGTCACTCTTCATAAAACCGTCAAATGCATCTTTTAATGCACCACGAGTAATCAAATCTCCTTGCTTATCAACAAGTTCTACAGATGCATAACCGGCTACAACTAAATCACTACCACTCTTTAGGACTTTCAATCCCGCAGATGGTCGCTGTATAGTTAGCATCAATTCACACAACTTACTGTCATCCTATTTATATTGAACTGATACTTTATGTCTAAAAGAAATCAGTCTATTTTGTTAAAATCGGACAACTGCGAAGTATTATCGTTTACTTCTATATGTTTTATTGGTTTTTTCTCTTTTTTGTTTTTCTTAGGCTCAATTTCTTTTTCATCACTTCGCTTTCTACCATCATAATCCGGCATAGTTTCTTCATTAGCCAAACGAGTTGGACCACTTGGGGATTCTATTGGTGTAGCCATATCTATACCCAAACCTTTCGGCCCTGTCCATGTAGTGCGCTCTTTGTGTAATTTATCTAAAGCACGAGTAATTATCTCTAAGGCTTTCTTAGTAGTTGGTTTTAGTAACCGGTTATCATCATCTGCATCTAATATACCTGCTGATTGTTTATCTTGCCGTTTACGGCTTGGAGGTTTTTCATCTAGTACATCTCTTTTAACTAAATGACCATCAAACATAAGCGGTGCAACAGCACTCCAATATGGATACATACTTTCTGCTAATGTAACAGGATAGTTTGATTTTACCATACCACTCAATGCTGTAGATGGATTTTCTAAATACCATAAGTTACCATAACTCACAACATCATATTCTACAGTATCTACATCTTTTAATATAACTTTTAATTTATTATTATCATATTCTATATCATGCGGAACTAAAATAGGAGTTAAAGATTTAGTAAGTATATCTAAAGATTCGGCACTAGCCGCACCTTCACCATCACCCTTACCGGTTATTTGTTTCATTTGTACATTGAAAACATCTCTTCCACCACGAGTTTTCTTTGTAACTCCTGTAATAGATACTCTAACCACATCTCCTACTTTGTATGAATCCGTTTGATTATGTATAGTGCCTATATCCATATACTCTTGACCATTTACTTCTACTGCTCTATTGCCTAATTTTGACCCATCTAATATTGGCCCTGCACCTAATCTATATGTATGTGAATTTTTACCTTTTACATCTAATACTATGAAATTATAATCTTTAGTGTTTCTAAGTAGCATCCATTTAGGATGTCGCCTTTCTCCTTTCATGTATGTAGATTTACCATCTCTTAGTAAAAGCACCTCATGTTCTTTTTGCAGATTAGATACCGTTTCATCTAAACCTTCTTCATCTGTCATTTTAGTATCATGTGGACCGGGAATAATTATATTTTCATGACTGTCAAATTGACTTCTTAATAATTTCATTCTTTCAAACATAGTCATATCGCTTACATTGTTAGCGTCATAATTTAGAATATCTATTATGTTTAATTCATCCTCACCCAAAATACCGTCTATAACATAATCTCTTTTATTTAACTTTGAAAGATTTTCTTTGAATACTTTTTTCAATCCTACTTTTTTACCATCTTCATCGTATGTAGTAATAGTTTCATCTTCGTTTACAATAATTACTCTCTTACCATCATACCATTTACTAACTACCCACGAGCCACTAAACCCTCTTAGATGGTGTAAATCGCTTATTTCAAAAATACGATGCATTGGTCTAATAGGAGGTGACCATTTTACATCATCGTTTTTCATTAGTAATATATCGGGATTAAGTAATGATGTGATATATGTAGAAACTTCACTCATAGCAATAGTTGAAGGGTCATCCGATGGAGATAAGTATGTATCCATATTTACTCCTTGATGTGCTGAAAGGGTAGTTTGAGGTGGTGGTAAATTTGGTAGTACCTGTTGTACGGTTTCTTCTCCAAACAATGTGTTCAACGCTTCTTCACTTACTCTTGGATAAAAGCCCGGTTGAGTATATTCTCCAACTATTGGTTCACCTTCTATGTTAGTTTCAATACCAAACGAAGGTTCTGCTACAAACCCTTCATGAATATCTCCTACACCGAATATATTGTAGATAGATGCATTAGTGGGGTTCACTCTACCTATCTTAGAATGAGTACCTAAACCGGCTCTAGCAACTGTTTCAGTTGTAGGTGCTTCAAATGCGCTTTCTAATATACCACCTCTTTCATCCATTAACTTTCTTTCATCTAACACAATTAAAGAGTCTAAATTATTTCTAGTAGTAGCGGTGACTTTCTTAACCCCTTTACCCATATCTTTTGCACCATGAGCATCAAAGTCTCTAGCGTGGAAAAATTCTAATCCGCTATTTTGCATTGATTGTCCAAAATGTTTTGTGTTAAGAATATGGTTTAATGATTGAGATAATCCATGTATAGGATTTGCTTTCCAATTTTCATTTTCTTTTCTTGCTCTCTTTTGTGCAATAGTTATTGCGTTATGAATATTTGAATTATGTAAATCGTGATGGAACTTATCGTTACTGTTTAAATCATCATATTCAGTACCCATAATATCATCATTAGGAGTATGTAAATGAGATATATCTGCATTTCCTATTTTTGATAATGTACCACTTGTAAGCAGATTACCCACTGTTGAAACAAATAATGGTTGTTGTCTCAAAGAAGATTCATTAATAATATTAGCAACATGTTCTTTCATAGCGGGAGTTTTTTCTAAGTTTAACATATTAATTACTTCATCAACCGACATGTTACCATCTATTTCTGCACCATTTTCTAGTAAATGATTAGCAATAGCACCATGTTCATTAATTTCTTTTGGTTTTTGACTGACCACATTGTAATCTATTCCGTAAGTTACAGGAGATAAATCGTGATTGTCAGTTGCTAAAATGTGTCTTTGTGTGTCAGCCAATAATTTTTGTACATTATGTATAAACTGTACAGGGTTGTTAGGGTCAAAAGCATCGGGTTGTTGTTCAAGAACTAACGGCATTACGACATTTTTAGCATAATCAACAACTGTATCATGATGAGACCGTAGCATATCTAAATACTGTTTAGCATTAATTTTCCAATGCGATGTCGGTTTATCTTTTTGTTTTGCAGATAATTGAACTTGATTTAATTGAGTCACAGCATCTTGTAAATCTTCTCTCAAACCCATTACTTGCTCTTGTGATAAATCGGGATTCATCATCATTTCATTTATTGAATCAATAGTTTCTCTAATTCTATTTTCTTTTTCAGTAGAAACATTGTCACCACCAAATCTTAGGATAGACTGAATAGCATCAGTAGATGTTGTTTTAGGTTGGTATTTCTTTTTCGGACCATCTAATTTTCTTTGATGAAGTTTAGATGTTACACTTTGTAATTTAGACCTAGCCTCATCTAAATTAATTTTATCATTAACAGCAAAATCGTGGTTATCTATATAATAGTCATGTAGAATTTTATAATTTTCATCGTTTTTATCAACAGACAAATTTTCTATAAAATTGTTGATTTTTCTACTATCTGTTGTATTGAGTATTTTACTAACTGAATTTACTAATCTAACTATTGGGTAATCGCCTGTTTCTATAGTATCTTTGACATTACTATAAGTGGTAGGTTTAGAATCCCACCCCACATAATCTTTGAATTCTTGAAGGCCGAGACCTGCTGATAATGTTAAGTCACCTGTTAAAAAATCTTTAAGTTGCGCTATGGCTTTTTTTGGTGGAGTAAATGGATGACCAACTCTATTCAAAAATGTGTTATGTAATTGTGCTTTAACTGCTCTTTCGTGTAATCTACTATCACTAGGATGCGTACCATACATAGATGTAGATTTAGGCATAATAGTAGGATTAGTTGAAGTGTGTGGTTCTAAATGTTGATTATGTGTACCTAGTTGTTGTTTAAAAGCAGGATTTGCTGTTCTTATTGCATACTCATACATTGGATTGATTGCCGATTTATGCTCGGTATAGTTATTTTTTTCAGTTCGATTAGAAGATTTACCTGTACCAAAAGGAGAAAATATATTTTGCAAAGGCATTTTTTCGGGAGTATAATCAAATTTATACTTAGTAGCATCAAAAGCCCCTATGGGTGGCGCAAACAGTGGACCGAAATGCATTCCTAAAATAGTGTTATCTTGATTTGGCATCCAAAATTGATAGTTACTTGGGTCTGTTTGAAACATGATAGAGTTATCTTTGTCATGTGACATAGAGTGTAAAAATTCAATCCATGTTGCAGGTGATACATTCATACCCGGTATATTAGCATACAAAGAAGAATAAAATTTACCCGGACCGTATGTATATCCATCGGGATGATTTTCCCAAAATTCTTGTTTTTCTTCATCGGGATGAGGACCGTGTGGTGATTTTAAAAACGCTAAATCATTCACCATTTCTTTTGCTAATTGTTGAACTGTTCCGTTGCGTCGTGCATGGTCTTGTACTTTTTCTAGCGTTGGTAAATCAATTATCGGCCCATCCATTTTACCATGTATGGGGTGGTCATCAATTAACTGTTTAGTATTAGGGTCAAATCCCGCTAAGAAAAGTAAATCTTCCATAGAGAGTCTTTTGTGTTTAGATGCTCTTTGTAAATCTTGATAATTATATTTATCTTTAGGTTTTGTTTTATGAATTTGAAGTGACGGTAGTACTTGTAAAGGTGCTTTATCATCAACAGCATATTTTTCATTAATCTCACTCAATATATAATCAGCGATAGGATAGTCTAACATATCGTTTTGATTATGGACATATTCTCCTAAAGCACTTCTAATGAATCTGTTTTCACCTTGAGAATAATCTTCTTCATTAGATTGATTTCGATAATGAGCATTACGGCCAAAATTTTGATTTGACCTAAGCATAAAGTTCATTTCGGGTGTTCTTCTAAGTAAATTATTTACTGCTATTCTAGCGGTGGGTATTTTCTCACCATTGGGTAATGTAAGTGTTGATTTTTTATCTATACCTTCGTGTAACTGTTCTTCAATAGAATCTCTTTCTTCGGGTGTAAACCATTCAAGACCGTACATAAAACCGTCTAAACCTAACTCTCCTTCTTTACTTGTCCACTCCTTTACTTTATCATCAAAGTGACTATGGCGCAGTTCACTTTCCAACTCCTTGCCTTTCAAACCTCTACTTTGGAGTTCTGTTTCTAAATCTGCATTTTGCTTTTTCCATCTTCTATAATCTCTTTCGTACAGATGATGTTGATGCTGTGCTACAGTTCCCGGTGCATTAATATCTCCAAGAATTGGTATAGTTTTAGAACCCGCTTTTATGCCGGTAACTAAAGGACTATTTTTTTCTGTCATAGTCTTATACCACTTTTTCTCCATCTCCATTTCTTGTGTACTTGCACCACCTAACGCAAATGACCTAAGCACTTCAAACATATTTGGTAAACCTGTAGCGTGGTTTATCTGCCTTAATGGATGGTTCATTTCATGATAAGGAAAGTGAGTATCTGTGTAAGATGACTTCACATCTGCTCTATAAGTAGGAAATATCGAGTGACCTCTACCTTCTCTACGAATTAAACCGTTAGCCCAAACATGATTTGTTGGCTCACCAAAAGTAGGCATACTAGCCAATAAATAACCTACACCTTCCTTTTTATCGAATTTAATTATTGTTTCAGCAGTATCTTTAAGATTTAAAGAAAATAAATCGCTAGGGGATTTTTCTAAAGATTCCCATGCCATAATGTATTCTGCGGCACTTCGAGATAAATCTAAACCATCGTAAAGAGATATTACAAACTCATTTTTACGAATGTTGAAATCATCTATCATTATTTTCACCGCCTATGATAGCGGTTCAAATAAAGGACATGCGTGTATATCCATACCTTGATGTAATTTACAACCCGAAGTATTTGTGCCACCGCACTTTCTACATACTATAGGCATTCCCGCTTCTCCCGCTTCTCTAAGTTTAGAGTTGATATTTGCTTTTTTAACCGCTATAGGTTTCACAATATCACCTCAATCAAACTTTTCTTCTCTAACGACTCCTGTATCGGAGTGCGGGTTTTGTCTTGATGATAGTCTTTCCATGTTCACCTTAGAATCTGCTTTCTTTCTCTTTGGTTTAGCATCTTCAGTTTCAATAGTTTTACCATTAGTAGTAAAATAACCACTCTTAGTCTGTCCACCGGATTCTGCTACGAAGTGAGGATTGATGTCAGTGATTTTTTCGGGTGCAAATCCGGGTTGGGCTTTAGCCATTTTATTACCCGGTACACAATTTGCTTTACACATACCCGCTTTATTTACTTTAGAACCACATGAAGGACAATCTTTACATGTACATTTTTTACCGCCACAGTCGGGACAACCTTCAGCCTTTGTAGCCATACCTGTATCGTCACCTGTACCCGGAAGAGGCATCTCACCGGTTTCACGCATACCCTCACGAGGTGTTCTCATGCTTTCCATTTTACCTCTTTTTGATGTTCGAGGTGTACCTGCTGACAGTGGTAGAGTCATTTCTTTCTCTATTCTATCTAGCCTGTCATTCATCGCTTTTGCTTTTTCAAGCATAACTGTAGTTTCATAACTCATCTTTTCAAATCTTGGCTTCATTGTATCACATCTGTCTTTTTTGCTTGGTTTGCTAACTCATGAATTTCATCCCAATCCATATTGTGGAATTCTTCATTGGTTTGCGGGATAGTGGTATTTTGACCTTTTAGAATTGAATTATTATTTAGGTCGTTTCTAAAAGGGTCATCTTGTACATCTTCGGTAAACGGAGTAGTAGTTTTTACCATACCCATTTTTCTCAACAATCTTTGAGGGTTGTTAATTATACTTTTAAGACGCTCATTTTCTTGTTTTAAAATCTCTATGTTAGAATCCATAACTTCCATTTTAGTGATTAAAGCGTTCACTAAAAGTTCGGATTTATCTTCTGTCATAGTATGACCTCAATTTGAATAGCGGCCAAATGTACCTGCACTGCGGCTAAAGTTAGATTTTCTAATTCCTGTAGTAATAGAGCCGGGAAGTCTTTGCCCTTGAATAGAACCTGTCCTTCCTCTTCCTTCGGTGAACTTCATTACAGGAACTCCACCTGCATAAATATCATTTACACCTTTAGCGGATTCGGACTTTGCGATAACCGTATTTAGGTCATCTGCGAGGAAGTCTGCTAGTTTTTGTACTTCTGTCAAATGTTGTTTTGCTACTTCTGCATTATCACTTTCTAGGGCTGTTAGAAATCCCTTTTGGGCTTGTTCAAGTTTTCTTGCCATTGGGTGCATTTTGATTAATTCCATCTTCATCCCTGCCTGTCTCACATACTACTATAATAAAAGCGTTTCTTATGCACCTCTAAATCTTCGAGCATTCTGCATGGTGTTTACATTCTGCTGTCCAAGTGATGGTGGTGGTCCTCTTTGTTGTACACTTGTTACAGGCGCACCACTACCCGGTGAGGTTCTTCTTTCGGGTGCGGCAGGACCACGGTTGCGTATTCCTACACCTTGACCACCCGGTTGTGGAGGTGGCATTGGCATGTTACCCATTGGCATACCCGGAGGCATACCTCTCATTGGCATACCCGGTGGCATACCACCCATTGGCATACCCGGAGGCATACCACCCATTGGCATACCCGGAGGCATTCTTCCTCCACCCGGTGGCATCATTGGTGGTGCGCCACCCGGAGGTGGTGCGCCTTGTTGTTCTTCGGGTTTAGGTTTACGATAAACAAATTTAATGTCGTTACTTGTATCACCACTAATCAATTCCGGCACGAAACCGAGTTGAGCCATTCTTTGTGCTACATTCAACTCTTGCTCATCACGGCGTAGTCTTGTAATTTCATCTTCTTCTTCGTTTGGATATAGTGTTAATTTCCAATCAAACACTCCCATTTGTTTTAGAATCTTAGGGAATAAAACATCAGTGTAAATTTTTTGTCCAAACTCTACTGCACGATTAGTAACAAGAATCTGTAGACCTTCGTTGTTAAGACCACCGGACTTACCATTGTCTACCATAAATATACTTGATACACCAAAATAAGCGGCAATTCGATTTCTTATTTCATCACGGACAGCAATATATTGCATCTCTTCTAGGGTATCCATGAATTTAACCCAATTGACACCACCTCTACCGGTATTAGATTCAATACCAACTTTAGGTACATAGTGGGGGTCTCTCTCCATTTTTTCATCTACTGACTTCCAAAATGACTTCATTGATTCAAGATTGTCGGTTGTAACAGAAATAATACCTTTAGGCATTCTACGCTTTTGATAAGCAGTATACATGTAGTTATCCATCGCTGTTAATGTCATGGCTTGTCGCCACATTGTATTGACAGGAGAACGGCCATATAATTTAGATGGATTATATTTACTGACATGGAGTACTTCACCTTCAACGAAGTATTGTGTTTTACCACTACCTGCCATGTTTACATAGTGTACATCGTGTAAATCGCTACCACAAACTTCGCACTTATCATCTTCTGCGTGTGTTTTTACTTGGTCACGGTGAATTAAACAAGTCTTGTAACGACCACCTCTTACCCCTCTTTTATCAGCAACTATTCTCATAAATATAGGGTCACCTCTAATCATTTCTTTTACACGATAAAATGCGACCTCTTTTGTTTCCGGGTCAATATAATACTCTTTTACAAATATCATAAATGCGTCATCTACAATATTTAGGTCATTTTCAATCTCATGTAGAACATGTAAGAACTGTTGTTCCATACTATTTTCTTGTTTGAGTAACCACTTAGCATATACTAATTCTTCGCTATCCGGTCCTCTAACTTCCCCACCGCATGTTTCACATACTTGTACATCGTGTTGATATTCTTCATCGCACTGAACACATTTCTTATGGAACTTCTTTTCCCAATAGTATCCTCTTCTAAACATCTCTTGTCTTAATTTAGAAAGTACGGTTCTTAGAATCAAACATTCTGTGCTTACTGCATAAAGAGCAGGTATCGTGATACCCTGTGCCATTACAGGTTCTTGTATACCACTTGTCCAAAGCGGCATAGTCGGGGTTGGTGATGACTTACGCTTGAAGGGTTTACTCAATGTCGAAAGAAACCGACTAATTCTACTTTCATCATCTGCCATTACAAACTCTCCGCATAATTACCTATTGTATCTGCATCCACGCCCCATTTACTCAAGAAACTATCGGCCTTTTTCTTGTCGTCTTTCCAATTGTTATATGTAACAACACGATACAATTCGTCTTTTCTCATCTTATCTTTTTCATCTACAAAGGATAAAACAGCCTTTGCTTGCAACGATTTCATTTTTAAATGGGGTAATATACCTTTCAATAATTGCCTTAAATCATTTTTTGATGAGAATATGAGTCGGTGTTGGCTTCGGACACTGTTTTTATGTATTCTTTGATTTAGAACTAATCTACCGCAACCTAGTGCTTTGTGTAACTCTTCACACTGCATACGACCCCTATCACCTGTAGCGATAAATGTCGCTCTTGGTTCGCCCCTTTCTGTTATGAATATACTACCGTCAGCATCAAGAAAACCTGCGGCATAAGCCCATATATCTTTGATAATTAAACCATGAGAATTAATTTTTACAAAGTCACCTCTACTGTTACTTTTGTAAATATCTATCTCTTCACCGTACATTTTCAATAGCATACCTACCTTTGTAGGGGTAACAGATTTAGATATAGTTCCAACACCTCTACGAACTAACTCACGACTACTAAGTGGACCGGATTTTGTTAATTCATCGGAAATAAAATTAAGAGTTGCTTTATCTGTTTTTGATATACTATCAATTTGATGCAAAGTGTTAGACCACATTTTACGAGCATCTTTTTTCAACTGTAAAGCATTAGCCCATTCTTTTTGGTCATCAACTCCCCAATCTAACTTTTCATTTAATAAATTCAATACGGTCATAGATTTAAGATACAATTGACATGCTTTTTGTAAAGAAGATGAACGAGATTCACCGAATTTACGAAGTGCTTTTAGGCTTCTATCATTAAGACCTATATTTTTTATTACATCTTCTAAACCTTCACTCCATGAAAGATTACCAATAGTGGCTTCTATTTCCATAGATTTTATTGTGCGAATGTCATCAATGATTGCATCAATACTTTCACGATTATCTTTATCTAATCTTCGCATTTTTCTACACATACGAATTATTGAGTTAGCGTCTTTACCGTATGTACTCTCTAACCACCCATCACCGTTAGGTGCAAAACTATACGATTTAATATCGTCATTAGAAAACAAACTTGATGATTTTTCTATAGGGGCTGTAGTAACTGTAAATTCGGGATGCTGTGATAAATTCGATAAAACGCTTTTTGTTAAATCATCAGCAGGTTGTACAGCGAGGTCGTACTCATCACCTAGTAAAGCACTACCCCACATAATGACCACCAAATTGACCTATTTATTTAATGTATTCCAAGCGTCATCAAATGCTTTTTTCTTGTCATCTTTTGGTTTTTCCATACCTTTAGGTGGCTTACCACCAATAGCGATGACCATTACAACGCCTTTCTTTTTCTTCTTATCATCCATTTTATTCATCTCCTTTGTTTTCTTTTTCTGTTGCTCTATGAATCTACGGTATATACCTGCTTCTTGTTTTTTACCCATTTCTCTTGCTCTTTGTTCCATAGCGATAGCCGCTTGAGTTTTGTGAGCATGAGTTCTACTACTGTTTTTGATTTTACTAACTGACTGTCTTGCTTTTTGAGGATTTTTAAATCCTAAATTATGTATTGTTCCTTTTGGGTTTTCATCAGTATACAAATCGGAATGCTTCTTTGAACCCGCAGGTTGTCCTTTTTTACGAGGTATACGAGGTGCTTTTAATAATCTAAATGCGATTTCTATTGGATTGCCTTTGTAAGTATCAATAAAATCTTGAGAAAACCCATCTGTTTCAGTCATTTTTGGGATACTTTGCATATATCTTTCTCTTAGAGGTGCATACTTAGGATTAGTCATCATCTGCATAAGTTGATATTCTCCTTCCAATTCTAAAGCATCTTCATATTCATCACGATTTGGATATATTTCACGAGAGTAAGGCATATTTAATTCAGCCAATTTATACGCTTCATCTTGTAAAGCCATCATCATGTTAAAACTACTCATAGGGTCATTGATGAAATCTTCTTTTACAATTGTAGGCTTACCACCGACTCCTTGTTTCTTACTACGCTTTCTTTTAGTAGCGGCTTGTTTTTGCCCTTCGGACATTGAGCCGGAAGTTTTTGGAGTTTTACTTGAAACTTTTACACTCGGTCTACACTTTGGATAACCTTTGCTTGAAGTCTTGGCTTTTGACCTACCGCATGGCGGGTGCTTACCATCCTTATCTTTACGACTAACATCAACCCACTTTTCTTTGAACCATCGGTTCAAGTTCTTGCGGATTAATACTTTAGTCATGTACTCACCTTACTGCAACCATTTTTTTGATGTTTCTTTGTTTATCTAACAAAGCATAGCAAGGGCATTTAGGTGCAGTTGCAGAACATTGGTTACCTTGCACCATACAAATACAAGGTGTTTTTTTAGTTCCACCACAACAACATTTATCTTTTTTAAGTTTCATTTTTTCTTCCCCTTCTTTCTAAACTTACCACGACAATATTGAACAGCCCATCCATTAGCATAGGCTGACGGATAAACTTTGAATTTACGCTTTGCCGCCGCTTTACCTTCGGGGCATAGTTTCTTTTCTAAAAAGTCAAACGCACTATCCATTCCAATACAATGTCCACATTCACAACTCACGGTATCACCCAATCATTTTTTCCATAATTTCTGTGTGGTTTCCCTGTTATCCACTCATCAAAGCCCGGTAATACATCATCAAGTAATACTACTGAACCCTTGAATTCTTTTGTTCCCCAATTAGCCAAAGCCAATGCCATAGCCAAGTCATCGTGAGTTCCTACAGATTCTAGTTTGCCATTCTTCTGCATACCAAATCTGTTTAACTCGGATTCTAACTTATGTGTAAATTCACGACTTCGCTCATCACCGTATGGAGTTTTTATTTGTCCTTGCTCAAACGCCATAAGAAGTGACATGAACATACTTTCTTTTCTTTGGCGTGTTGTCATAAATGTACGAATAGGAATATCCCCTCTCATGTCTTGAAGTTCAGCCGCAAACATACGCTGAAAGTTGTTACCTTCAAGTTCAATCAAATCGGGTTGAAACCTGTTATTTAACAGTAAAATTTGTTTTTTCTGTGCCGCACCACCAAGACCTTTTTCGTGTACAATACCAACTATTTCTTTGATATTATCACCCGGTGGTGTTCTTAGTACTAACATAGCGGTATAGTCAGCGTTCTTATCGGAAGCAATCGCTGTATCCCATCCGATAAAGTGCTGTCCAAATACCCCTGCCGGATTACCCTCTTCATCGAATTCAGTATCAGCCCTATCAAGAAGCACTAACTCTTTATCACGAGCCGCCTCAAGTATAGTAGCAGGGAACATACTCGCTACATCGTGGATAGGTTCACACAGATACTCACGGCTAAATTGTATAGCGGGCATTGATAATCGCCTTTGTTCAAGTGCCTCAAGATTCCATCTTTCCGGCCAAAGTGCTATACCTTCCGCATTGATAGCAGGATATGTTTCTACAGCAAATGTTTCTTTTTCTTCAAGTTCAGCATACAAGTCATTGTAACTAAACGGTGTACCAACCATCATCAATCGTGCTGTGTGGTGCAGTACCGGGAGTAATACACCATAGAACCAATCGGCGGCTCTTTGTAACTCTCCACCTGTAGTACCCCACAAGATGTCATCACATACTACTACATCGGGGTGGAAACCACGAGTAGCACCACCAACCGACTTAGCCATGATACGGCTACCGTTAGTGAACTCGAAGTATGATTTAGCCCAAGGTCTACCTTGGTCGGGCTTCAAACCTCTTAGAATATCAGCACTTTCTATGTTATTACGAATAAATCTCATGTGTTCAAGTGTCTGTTCTAATGAGTGTGAGAAAATCATGATGTGAGTACCGGGGTTGAAAGCGGCTATCCATAGAGCATACGACATAAACAAAGTGGATTTACCGTGGTCACGACTCGCTTTAACGCAGTAGTAACGATTTTCTTTCAATCCTTTATCCCACATCTCATGGTGATGACTGTAATGAAAACCAAGTATATCTGTAAAAAAGAACTTAAATGACTTTTCAGCCATCTTTCTATCCATATCTAGGATAAACTGTTCCATGTTTTCACTCATAGTATCATCTCAATTTTAGTAAAGTATATGCGGCAAATGTTCCTATTTCATGGGGTGTCATCTTGTAAACTATATCAGCACCTAACTTTTCAGTAAGTGCGGTAACGAATGATTTATTTTGCATCAGTTGGTTTTGATGGAATTCTTCGGGAGAAAGAAACATACTTTGGTCACCGGGTACTTGTCCTACTTGACCTTGTGGTACTTGA